ATGACATACGAAACAGGTACAGAAGTTTTCTTCATTGAGAGCAACCGTATAATCCGTAAGGCAACCGTGGTCAGAAGAAGCGGTGATTTTTACATATTACGATTTGATGAAGGCGGTGGCATCCAGTTAAGAGAAGGCAGAATTTTTCCAACAAGAGAACAGGCAGAAGCAACGCTGCCTGGAGAAAAAGTTCAGAAAAAAGCTAACTCTCCATACGATTACTGGCATTGAAATGTAAATTCGCAAAAGGGGGTTGACAGTAATACCCCCTTTTGATATATTAATAGTGTCAACCGTTCAGTTGACAGTTGACACAGCATTCTACAATGCCAAATGTAGCTTACCAAATTATTATAATTAATATGGATGACGCACATTAAATCAAATAAAGTGTAAAGAAAACCAATGTATAAGAATGAATATTAAAATTAATTAGAAAGTGCGGTTGAATAGTATGAATGAGAACGAAAAGGTAAGTTTTGGAAAGTATATTGAAACGATACGAAAAGAGAAAAGAAAATCACTAAGAGAAACAGCAAAAGCAATCGAAGTATCTCCACAATTCCTAAGTGAAGTGGAGAAGGGTAGAAAAAGTACCCTGACAAATGAGAGAATTGAGAAACTGGCAAAATTCCTCATGTTATCTGAAACCCAGACTTATACACTTTATGATATGGCAGCGGAAGCAAGAACATCGAATGATGTGTTAATACCACAGGATTGTGTCGATTATGCATCAAATCCTTATGTGCTTGAGGCACTGAGATTATCTAAAGAAACAGGAGCAGGGGAGGCAGAGTGGCAGGTACTTCTTGACGAATTAAGAGCTCGAAAGGGGTAGTAGCAGCCTATGTATGAACCACAGTTTAGATGCAGAAGTAATGGTGTTCCCATTTTATCCCATGAGGATATTGAATCAGATGCAGAAATGTTCATCCGAGATTTTGATCCGGATGTACTGAACAATCCTAAAGAAGTTAATATTGAGGAATTCGCAGAGTTCTATCTGGGATTGACACCAGAGTATAATAATCTGACTCATTGCGGACTCATTCTTGGAAGAATGGTCTTCAATGACAGCAACAAGGTTCCGGTATATGATGCAGATGCAAAACGTGCAGAATATATATTTGCCGGAAGGGGAACGGTCATGATCGATAACACATTGCTGACGGACGAGCACCGCTTCCGTTCAACGATGGGGCACGAATCAGGACACTGGATTTATCAGCAGTCGTATTTTTACAGAGACCCGAATCAGCTGGTCCTGTTCGATAATTTGGAACAAACATCAACTGCTTGTAGAAAAACAGACATAGAAGGTGGGGAAGCAGCGCAGAGCAATGGGCGCAAGCAGTTATGTTCAGATCATGACTGGCTTGAACATCAGGCTAAATATTTCAGTGCAGCGATCCTTATGCCGAGAACTGCAATGAGACAGGTCTGTGGTGATAAAGAATTAAGAAAAAGACTCAGAGAAGAGTTTCCGGGATTTGAGTTGGAAATGCTGGCAACAGAAGTGGCAGAAATCTTTAATGTATCATCAGAGTCGGCAAAGATTAGAATTAAACAGCTGGGATTTGATTTTGCAAAGTCACCAGTTAAACAGAAAACGCTTTTTACAATTGGTTATCCGAGTAGTGTTATCTCACTGTAAGCATAAGCACCTCGAAAAGGGGTGCTTCTATTATAAATAATGTGTCAACCAAGGGGTTGACGAATATAATTCTACAAACCATGAAAAATAGGAAAATAAATAAAATATATGAATTATATTTCGATACAAGAAATATAGTCCTAAAATAAATAAATATTGACATATAATTCAAATAACGTATAATAGTATGTAACAGGAGGTAGATAAAATGGAGTTTGACAGAAGCAGATTAATGAACAATATAACGACTTTGATAAAAGAAAAAAATATAAAAATAGGTGAGCTTGAAAATTCAGTAGGTATCAGTACTGGATATTTATCCAAAATGGCAAAGCCTGAAAATGAATCAATGCCGGGAATTGATTTAATATGGAAACTTGCAGAAAAACTTGGTGTAAGTGTAGATATGCTTGTTGGCGGTGATTTCAGCAAATCAAATGATAATTTGTTTTATCTTGTGAAATTCCTGCATGAATTGAAACTGGAAACAGATGTTCATGAAATAACATGGAGTAAATTTTCCAGCTACGATGCGGTTAAGGATCCATTAGATTTACCTGAATGGGATGATCTGGAATGCAATGTTGAAGAAAAAATAGTTACATCAAATATTACAGATAGATATGTATCCTTATTTGATTCCCAAAGAAATCTTAAAGCAACAAAAGAAAATTTTTATGCGTTTGTAGATACACTTCATATTGTTCTTCTGTTCAAGTGCATAGAGACAGTTGAAAATGAAGAAAAAGTGGTTTATGAATTATACTCTGCAACGGACAATGGACCAAGTAATAACTATATTATTCCGTTGTGTTCCACATTGGAAAAAGACGGTGCGATATTTTTTGCTCTGAGTGATTTTTATGAATGCGTACAAAGGCACGATAAAGATATTCAGTTAAGAGAATCAGCACGAAAAGCAATTGGAGACTTTTTAAATCGTAATAATACGGAAGAATTGCCATTTAACTAGGAGGTGCAGCCTGAACATGGTAACAGAAAAAGTAAAAGGGGTAATTTCCTGCCCCATATGTAAAAAAGGAAAAGTAATAGCGTACGAAAGCGCATCAGGGAAATCATCAGTAGGATGTCACAATTGTGGAAGATACCTGTTGGTTGACTGGGATAAGATGACAGCCGTTGAAAATAAGGCCTGTAAAAATGCCTATAAGATGGTTGTAAATAATTGAATAACAATTTGCTGACTGAGCAATAGGGGCGTTTGAATAAAAACAGCTACCACATAGCCAGAGCAGATTACCAGAGGAAATAAGAACGATCTTGTTTCCCTTGGTAATGTGCCCTGGCTATTTTTTTGTCCTTTTTTGAGATCGTTTTTGAAACCGTGAGTTGTTTCTACATTACACAGAAGGATGAAAATGCACGTCAGATTATGAAACACGAATGGCTATTTTAAATTTTGTATCAAGATAAATCGGTCAGAAATTATTAGGTTGGTTAAGCAGATCATTTTTTATGCTGCTAATAACAAATCGTTAATGATGAAAAAGTCCCCCTTATATATTCTCCATTCGCCTGATTATATTTTGCGAAATAAATGAAACGGCAAGGAGAATAAGTCATTAGGCATAAAAAGATGAAGTTTTGATGTATCTGAAAAAATTTTTGAAATTTATTTTTAATCGTGCAAAAAGTCTGCACCTTTAAAAATTATTCTTTAGTCACAAAGCAAGGGAACAGAAAGGAGGTGAGCGAGAGATGGCAAAGAAAAGCATGACACCAAGTGAGCGCAGGGAAGCAATCTTAAAGGTTCTGTGTCAGAGAAGACAGGACAAGATTGATAATCTGGCATTTGAGTTTGACGTTTCAGTCCGGACTATAAAAAACGATATCGAAGAGCTGTCTCTCGCTTACCCAATCGAAACAGTCCGAGGCAGATATGGTGGAGGTGTAAAAGTGGCAGACGGATATTATGTCGGTCGCAATTACCTGAAACCGAAACAGCAAGAACTGCTCAAAAAGCTGCAAAGCACCCTTCAGGGTGACGATCTTGAGGTGATGAACAGTATCCTTCGTGATTTTGCTTTGTAAGAACTATATTTACGAGAACCCCACGGCCATGAGAGCCGAATGAGAAAGGATGAATTATTATGATGAAAATTTTTATCTGTAGCCCGTATCAGGGCAACATCGAGGAGAACAAAAAGAAGGCAGCATATTACGCAAAGATCGTTGCCAAAGCTGGGAATGTCCCAGTTGCACCACATATCTATTTTCCAACCTTCCTTGATGAGAAGAATCCCAACGAGAGAATGACAGGAATTGAAATGGGACTGGAACTCATGGATACATGCGATATGGTCTATGTTTTCGGTTTTGAGATTACGGAAGGCATGAGATTCGAACTGGAACATGCCAAGGAAATGAAGAAGCCTGTAAGACTTTATGACAGAAATTTTGAACAGATCTGTGTCAAAACGCTTCCGATTGATGACCGTGCCAGTGATGAGTACCGTTCCCTGATCAAGGGGCAGAAGCTCATGAGATAGGAGGTCCGCCATGTCAGTAGTTAATGTCCGTTACGGACTGTATCCGGGTGAACGTCTTATGGTCACTGCAGGAAAGAAAACGAAAAAAGCAACCGTAGTAAAGGAGTACCCGTTCCATATTCTGATGGACTGGGGAAAGTACAAGTCCAGCGTAAACAAGATCGATGTGTATACAGGTGATGTGAAGCTGGCACGCATTTGAAAGGAGAGAACGCCATGAGTGAGGCATTGTTATTAGTGGCCGAGGGCTACGAGCAGATTGCTGCCGGAATCAGAAAGATGGTTGCAGCACAGAAAGATACACCAAAGAAAGAGGAGAAGCCTGTGAAGAAGGCTGAAAAGAAGGAAACTCCTGTGGCAGATACACCGAAGGAAGAAGCTGCACCGAAGGAGACAGCCGTTGACAGAAAGACAGTCCGTGCCTTCCTTGCGGACAAGTCCAGATCAGGAAAGACCTCGGAGGTAAAGAACCTGATCGAGCAGTTCGGATTCCAGAAGCTGTCAGATGTTCCTGATGAGAAACTGCCGGAACTGTATGAGAAAGCGCAGGTGCTCTAATGGGCGGACATGCAAGGTTCTCCCCATCGTCCGGTAAAAGACGTCTGGAATGCCCTCCATCGTTACTGTTGGAGGAGCAGTTCCCGGACGAAGAATCTCCCTTCGCAGCAGAAGGGAGTGCCGGGCATGCGATGGCGGAGTACCTCATCAATAAGTATCTGAAGAAAAGGACTAAAAGACCTGTATCTGATTATTATTCGGATGAACTGCTCGAAGCCGTGGATGATTACGTGGAATATAACATCGGCCAGATCGAACAGGCAAGAAAGGACTGTGATGACCCGTTCATCGGAGTGGAGCTGAAGGTCAGTCTTGCACACAGAATCAGGGACTGCTTCGGTACTGCAGATATGGTGGTGGTCGATTCCCATAAGATACACATTATCGATCTGAAGCTCGGCAAGGGCGTGGTGGTCGATGCAGAACAGAATGTCCAGCTTATGATCTATGGACTGGGAGTTCTGGACATGCTCGGTTTCTTATATGAGATCGACACGGTTGAGCTTACCATCGTCCAGCCGAGGATCGAACATTTTTCCACTTGGGAGATATCGGCAGAAGAGCTGCTTGTATGGGGAAAAGACGTTCTTGAACCGGGAGCAGCAAAGGCTCTTGCCGGAGAGGGAGAGTTTAAAGCCGGAGACCACTGCCGATTCTGCAAGGCAAGATTTACATGCCGTGCAAGGGCAGAGGAATATCTGAAACTTGCCCAGATGGAATTTGCCGAGCCGGCCCTTATGTCAGATGAGGAAATTGCAGAGGTTCTTTCCAAGGCAGATGCCCTGAAGAAATGGGCAGAAGAAGTTTACACCTACGCACAGAATGAAGCGGTGGTCAACCATAAGGAATGGCCCGGATACAAACTCGTTCTGGGAAGAAGCAACCGTAAATATACGGATGAAGATGAAGTGGCCGAGGCAGCACAGAAAGCCGGATACACGGACATCTATAAAAAGAGCCTGATCGGCATTACCGAGATGGAAAGGCTGATGGGCAAAAAGAAATTTAATGAGATCCTTGGTTCACTGGTGTACAAGCCTGACGGCAAGGTCACACTGGTGCCGGATTCAGATAAAAGAGAAGCAGTTAAAACAGCAACCGCAGAAGCGGATTTTAAGGAGGACTAAATTATGACAACAGCAAATTTAACAAAAGTAATCGTACCTTGCAGACTTAGCTATGCGCACCTGTGGGAGCCGGATTCCATCAACGGAAGCGAACCGAAGTATTCCGTATCCTGTATCATCGACAAAGAGGATAAGGAAACCATCGCCAAGATCAAGAAGGCAATTGAGATCGCCAAGGATGAGGGAAAAGGCAAGTGGGGCGGTAAGATCCCGGCGAACCTGAAGACTCCGCTCAGAGACGGTGACATCGACAGACCTGAAGACGAGGCGTATGCGGATAGCATGTTCCTGAATGCCAACAGCAAACAGGCCCCTCAGATCGTGGACAGACAGGTGCAGCCGATCCTTGACCAGAGCGAGGTATATTCCGGCTGCTACGGAAGGGTATCCATTACTTTCTATGCTTACAACAGCAACGGAAATAAGGGTATCGCGGCAGGACTTGGAAATGTACAGAAGTTAAGGGATGGAGAGCCTCTCGGTTCCAGAGCTAATGCCAAGGATGAGTTCGAGGCAGTAGATGCAGAGGATGATTTCCTCTCATAGGAGCACAACGGCAGTTTTAAACCGGGCGGTGGTTTCCACCGTCCGTGTACATAAAGGAGATGTTATTTTATGGAAGAACTGATGAAGGAGCTTAACAGCATAAAAAAGTATATCCCGTATAACACATACCGCACCATCAAGGGACAGATGAAGTCCGGCAATATGGCAGCAGCAAGAACGGGGATCAACAGAATAAAGAAAAGAGTGGAGGGACAGGCTTATGGACACACTTGCAATTGATATTGAAACTTACTCAGATGTATCGCTCCCGGACTGCGGGGTACATAGATATGCAGCATCGGAGCAGTTCGAGATCCTTTTATTTGCTTACAGTCTGAATGACGAACCGACAAGGATCATTGACCTTGCATCCGGGCAGACGATGCCGGATGAGATCATGGAATGCCTTATGGATGATTCCGTGGTAAAAACAGCTTTCAATGCTGCCTTTGAGCGTAACTGTATCAACCGCTTCTTCGGGCTTTCCTTAAAGCCGGAAGGATGGAGATGCACGGCAGTTCAGGCATCCATGCTGTCGCTTCCGCTGTCACTGGAAGGCGTGGGCGAAGCACTGAATCTTGATAAGAAGAAAATGTCAGAAGGCAAAGACCTCATCCGATATTTCTGTATGCCGTGCAAGCCTACCAAGGCAAACGGGGGAAGGACAAGAAACCTTCCGTCCGATGCTCCTGAGAAGTGGGAGCTGTTCAAGACATACTGCATCCGTGACGTGGATGTAGAAAAACAGATCAGAAACAAGCTGGCGAAATTCCCGATACCAGACAGGGAACAGGAGCTTTACTGCATGGACCAGAGAATCAATGACCGTGGAATCATGGTTGACCGTGAACTGATCAGCCATGCAGTGACGTGTGACCTTTTATATAAGGAAGCAGCATCCAAGAGGGCATATGAGATATCAGGACTGGAAAACCCGAACAGTGTATCACAGCTTAAGGAATGGCTGAATGAAAAAGGCATCGAGGTGGATTCCCTTGCCAAGGCTGCAGTAGAAGAACTGGTGGAGAAAACGGAAGGGGAAATATCCGAGATGATGAAGCTCAGGCTTTCCATGTCAAAAACCTCGGTAAAGAAATATGAGGCAATGGAACGCTCTGTCTGCCCGGATGGAAGGGTGCATGGATTATTACAGTTTTACGGGGCCAACCGTACAGGACGATGGGCCGGCAGACTCGTACAGATCCACAACCTTCCGCAGAACCATATGGAAGATCTGGAACTGGCACGTTCCATCGTAAAAGAAGGCAGATATGACCTGGTGGAGCTTTTGTATGATTCCACACCGGATGTGCTGTCGGAACTGATCCGTACCGCATTTGTTGCAAAGCTAGGATGCAGATTCATCGTCAGCGATTTTTCGGCAATCGAGGCGAGGGTCATGGGATACCTTGCCGGAGAAGGATGGGTCATGGAGGAGTTCCGTGGTGCAGGAAAGATCTATGAGCAGACGGCATCCAAGATGTTCCATATCCCGATCGAAGAGATCACAAAAGGAAGCCCGTACCGTGCAAGGGGAAAGGTGGCATCGCTTGCCTGTCAGTATGGCGGTGCGGAAGGTGCGCTCGTCAGCATGGGAGCATTAAATTTTGTGGAAGAAGAGGAACTGAAGGGGCTGGTACAGTCGTGGCGGACAGCAAATCCGCACATCGTGAATTACTGGTATGAAATTGATGGTGCGGTAAAGGCAGCCGTGAAGGAGCGGAAGATGACCACGGTCGGAAGGGTGACGGTATATTACCAGTCTGGGATGTTAAAGATCGCACTGCCGTCAGGAAGGGTGCTGTCCTATGTAAGACCGAGGATGACCGTGAACCGATTCGGTTCGGAGAGCGTCAGCTATGAAGGAATCGGCACGAACCGCAAGTGGACGAGAATCGAATCTTACGGTGCGAAATTCTGTGAGAATATCGTTCAGGCAACCGCAAGGGATGTACTGGCAGAGGCGATGCTCCGTCTGGAAAAGAAGGGATTTGATATTGTGTGCCACATTCATGATGAAGTGGTGCTTGAAGTGCCGGAGGGGACATCCTCGGTGGAAGAAGTAAATGGAATCATGGCGGTATGCCCTGACTGGTGTGAGGGGCTTCCGCTTAAGGCTGCCGGATTTGAAAGTCCGTTTTACAAGAAAGATTAGGAGGCAGAAACATGTTTGTATCAATTGGAAACTCAAGAATGGACAAAAAGTTTAACTGTACGGATATGACATATGAAGATTTTGTCAGCCGTCTGTCCAAGACAAAATATACTGCGGAAACAATGGAGCAGTACAGGAAGATGCCGAAAGGGCAGCAGGACAATATCAAGGATGTCGGAGGATTCGTCCTTGGAAAGCTGAAGGGCGGACGAAGGAAGAAGGACTGTGTAATCTCCAGATCCGCCATCACGCTTGATATGGATTACGGAACACAGGGCATCATTGATGAACTGGAAATGTTCTTTGACATGAAGATGGTGGTGTATTCCACACATAAGCATACGCCGGAGAAGCCGAGACTGCGTATCATCATATTCCTGACAAGGGATGTGACACCTGATGAGTACGGGGCGGTCAGCCGTATGCTTGCATCGGATATCGGAATCGAACTGTTTGATGATTCCACCTATGAACCATCAAGACTCATGTACTGGCCTAGCACTTCTAGTGACGGAGAGTATATGTTTCAGGAGATCGAAGGGAACGAAGTCGATCCCGATGAAGTGCTGTCCCGTTATAAGGACTGGCATGATGTATCAGCATGGCCGGTGAGCAACCGTCAGTCATCTATTGTGCAGAGGGATATCAAAAAACAGGCTGACCCGCTTTCCAAGGACGGGCTGATCGGGGCCTTCAACCGCACATACACGGTGACACAGGCAATCGACAAATTCATCCCGGATGTGTACAGGCATTCAAGGGCGATCCCCGGAAGATATGACTATATCCCGGCGGACTCTGCTGCCGGAGTCGTGGTCTATGATGACCTGTTCGTATACAGCCACCATGCAACGGACCCATGCTGCGGAAAGCTGATGAATGCGTTTGATGTGGTAAGGCTTCATAAATTCGGAGACAAGGATGCAAGGGCAGCCGAAGGGACAGAGCCTGGAAAACTCCCGTCTTTCAAAGCCATGCAGGATTTTGCTTCTGCAGATGAAGAAGTGAAGAACACGCTTGCCAGGGAAAGACAGGAGCTGGCGGTACAGGAATTTTCCGCAGAGACGGATGAGGACTGGCAGAACAAGCTGGCACTTGACCGCAGGGGAAATATCAAGGATACACTGCAGAACATTGCACTGATCATCCGCAATGATGAGAATTTCAAGAACATCGTATACAACGAGTTCAAGGATACCATTGATGTCATCGGTCCGCTTCCGTGGAAACAGGTAAAGCCCGGATGGAATGACTCTGACCTTGCAAATGCAAAAGTGTATTTCGAGAGGGTGTACGGGATCTGGTCACCGACCAAGTTTAAGGATGCACTGCTTGCCGTAGTGTCATCCGACAGGCTCTACCATCCGATCAAGGATTATTTCGCAACGCTTCACTGGGACGGACAGGAGCGTATCAATACACTGCTCATCGACTATTTCGGTGCGAAAGATTCACCGTACACAAGGGCGGTCATCCGCAAGACACTGGTGGCTGCGGTAGCACGTATCTATAAGCCGGGAGTAAAGTTCGACTCCATCCTCGTGCTGAACGGTCCGCAGGGAATGGGAAAATCCACCTTCTTTGCCATCCTTGGAAAGCAGTGGTTCTCGGACTCCTTATCCATTTCGGATATGAGGGATAAGACTGCTGCCGAGAAGCTGCTCGGAAACTGGATACTTGAGATCAGTGAGATGAACGGCATCCGCAAGACGGAAGTCGAGGTAGTAAAGTCCTTTGTCACCCGTCAGGATGATAAGTTCCGTCAGGCATACGGAGTCAATGTAGAGTCCCATCCGAGAAAGTGCATCATCGTGGGAAGCACCAACTCCGAGGGCGGATTCCTGCGTGACGTGACAGGAAACAGAAGATTCTGGCCCGTGCATGTGCCGGGGACAGGAAAACACCACCCGTGGGAGCTTGACTGTGTCGACCAGATCTGGGCAGAAGCAATCCATCTGTATAACGAAGGCGAGGAGCTGTTCTTAAAAGGTGCGGAGGCAGAGGAAGCATACAAGATGCAGCAGGAGGCAATGGAGTCGGATGACCGTGAGGGCATCGTGCAGGACTACCTTGACAGACTGCTGCCGGATAACTGGGCATCAATGGATATTTACCAGAGAAGGGCATTCCTTGGCGGAGGAGAGTTCGAGACGGTCGGTGTAAAAGGAACGGTCATGCGTGAGCGTGTGTGCATCATGGAGATCTGGGTGGAGTGCTTCGGCAAAGAGCGCCAGAACTTAAAGAAGGCGGATTCCTATGAGATTGAAGGCATCTTAAACAAGATCGGGGGATGGAAGAAGTATGATTCCAATACCACGGGCAAGACCAAAGTCCCCCTTTATGGAGTGCAGAAGACTTTTGTGCGGATGGATGAGAAACCAGAGGAAACCCGTTAGGCGGTTTCCGGGGTTTCCCAGATGCAGATGGGCAACGGTAGTCGGAAACCGTGCTGACACCTTGGAAAATAAGGGGTTGCGGTTCTTAGTTTCCCAGTTTCCCATTAAATCCAGTTGAGAATTAAAAATAAAGATAAAAAGAGCAATTCATGTATATATGCGCGTATAGGAGTTAAAGGCATATGGCAACCGCAATCGGCAAAGGAGGTATCTGGTTTTGCTAGAAAGTACAGTAGAGAGACATTTGAGAGAAGAAGCAAAAAAGCGGAAAGGCATGGCACTGAAGTTCGTATCACCCGGTATGAATGGAGTGCCTGACCGCATCGTCCTGATGCCGGACGGGAAAATGGCATTCGTGGAACTGAAAGCACCGGGGAAGAAGCCGAGGCCGCTTCAGCTAAAGAGAAAGAGGATGCTTGAGAGGTTAGGCTTTCCCGTTTATGTAGTTGATAATATCGAACAGATCGGAGGTATCCTTGATGAAATACAAAGCACATGATTATCAGCAGTATGCAACAGATTTTATAATCGAACATCCCGTGAGCTGCCTTATCCTTGATATGGGACTTGGCAAAACGGTCATCACGCTTACGGCACTGTGGCTTCTGCTGTTTGACTATTTTGAAGTAGGACGGATCTTGGTGATAGCACCGAAGCGTGTGGCAGAGACCACATGGCCGGCAGAGATAAAAAAGTGGGAGCATCTTTACGGCATGACATTTGCCGTGGCAATGGGAACTGCAGAGCAGAGAAAGGAAGCACTTCTGTCAGGAGCCGATGTGACGATCATCGGAAGGGACAATGTTTCTTGGATGACAAAAAACATATTTTTTGATTTTGACATGGTCATCATTGATGAACTGTCGAGCTTCAAGTCCCCGAAGGCACAGAGGTTCAAAGACCTGAAAAAAGTAAGGCCGATGGCAAAACGTGTGGTCGGGCTTACGGGAACACCGGGAAACCTCATGGACTTATGGGCAGAGATCGGAATCCTTGATATGGGGCAGAGGCTTGGAAGATATATCGGCGGCTACCGTGACAGGTTCTTTCTGCCGGATAAGCGGAATCGTGAGATCATTTTTTCCTATAAACCGAGGGAAGGGGCAGAAGAAAAAATATATGAACTGATTTCCGATATCAGCATTTCCATGAAAGCCGTGGATTATCTTGATATGCCGGAATGCGTGAGCAACCGGGTGTCCGTTTCCATGTCGGAATCCGAACAGGGGCTTTATGACAGGATGGCAGATGAAATGATCCTCGAATACGGGGAAGGACAGGACATCGATGCGGTAAATGCAGCAGCCTTAAGCAACAAGCTCCAGCAGATGGCAAACGGTGCGGTCTATGATGAATCCGGCAATGTCCGTAATATCCATGACAGAAAACTGGATGCACTGGAAGACCTGATTGAATCGGCAAACGGGAAACCGCTTCTGGTTGCATACTGGTTCAAGCATGACAGGGAGAGGATATTAAAACGGTTTCCGGCAAGGGATATCAATACCAAGAAGGACATCGAGGACTGGAATGAAGGGAAAATCCCGGTGGCACTGATCCATCCGGCATCGGCAGGACACGGACTGAATCTTCAGGAAGGCGGTTCGACCATCGTGTGGTTCTCGCTTACATGGTCCCTTGAACTGTATCAGCAGTTAAATGCCAGACTTTACAGACAGGGACAGAAACACACGGTCATCATAGAGCATCTGGTGACAGAAGGAACGGTCGATGAAGATATCCTCCGGGCAATTGAAAAAAAGGATACTACACAGAATGCAATGATAGAAGCAGTAAAGGCAAGGATTGGAGGTATGACGGATGACGGCAGAAGTAATGATGAAGGAATATAAGAACATGAAAAAGGAACTGACCGTGACTGAGTTCCAGCTCCGTCAGTTTCAGGGAGTGAGCGAACAGGACATGATCGATTCCATGCTTTATTCCCATCAGGACGGGGAAAGGGTGCAGACGAGCACTCTTTCCGATAAAACGGCAAACATAGCAATCAAGTATAAGGCGGCAATGGAACGGGAAAATGACGAGTGGTACGATTTCCTTTTCCACAGATATATGTTCCTGAAAGAAGAACTGGATTTTTTCGAGCATGCAGTGAACGGACTGGATGAAAGACATAGAAGCATTATCACGGATCTTCTGGATGAGGACATGACATGGGACATCATGATGGAAAGATACCATGTGAGCCATACGATGATCGGGAAATACAGGAAAGCAGCATTGAAGGAACTGGATAAACAGTATGAACTGAGGGACAGACAGGTGGAAGCCTTTGTCCTCGGATAGGAGGTTTTTATGTGTAAGCGTGGAGATATTTATTATGTGGATTTCGGAGAGAAGGCCGGAAGCGAACAGGGCGGTGTGCGTCCGGCATTGGTAGTAAGCAATAATAAGGCAAATAAGCATTCACCTGTGGTTACGGTCATTCCGCTTTCGGCAAGGGTGTGGAAAAAGAAGTATCTTCCGACCCATGTGCAGATCCCGCTGAAGAAAAGCAGCGGTCTGAATAAACCGAGCATGGCACTGGCGGAACAGGTGGAAACCCTTGATAAAACAAGGCTCGGAGAAAGAATCGGGGAAGTGCTGGATGACGTGGTCATGGAACAGATCACCGTGGCACTTCAGATACAGATAGGTGCATATGCAGAGTACAATTAAGGCAGTCAGACGGCTGTCTTTTTTGTTTGGGTTATGGTAAAATCTTAATATGTTTTTATATGTTTGTGGACTTGGGAAGGAAGTGATGTTCTATGTCATATGAAGAAGATTACAGAAAACCATATAGTGCAAAATGTGCTTGTGGAAAAGGCTATTTGCAATTTTACAGAATATATTTGTCAAATGACTGGGGACAGGAAAAAGAGAATGATACGGCAGTTGAGATTTTCTGTGACAGTTGTAAGGAGAAGTATCATTACGAAAGAAATTACGGCAATGATTATTTAGTTCCGAATGGGTTAGCGTTTCCAAAACAAAGACCCGAATTGGACAGAAAATATTCGTATGATGATAAAGAAAAACTTGTAAAAAAATATGGCAGAGAAAAAATAGCTGCTGTGGTGGCGGATATGACTGCACCAAAACATAGATTTATAAAGAATCTGGAAAACGAAGATGCCATTAGTTTTGCAAATTCGTGGGCACAGTGGTACAGAAAGAAGTCACTGACACCGATGGTGTCATATCTACAAAAAATACTGGATGAATATGATGACATAGAAAAGAGTATTGCAGCTAAACAACCATATAATAAAAAATATGAACAGGAATGCAGTATCTTTTCAAGGCAGATAATGGAAACAGAAAAAAAGAGCTGTCGGTTATCATTCCGATATGATAAGGAACGAGATGAAGCTGAACAAGAGCGAAGGAGAAAAGAGCAGGAACAATATGAAGAAAAGCACAGATATGATGATTTTGAGGCAGTAGTTCACTATGATTCTTCGTATAAAAGAGATTTTTCGAATCAGTATTGGGACAGCTATTTTATAAAAGAGTGTATAGATCCACAGCATTTATCGTTGGATAAATCGGGGTATGGAAAACCTATAATAACAATTGCAAAGAAATATGCATGTGTTTGTCAAATCTGTGGAAAAGAAGAGGATATACTTTCATCTAACATAAAAATCCTTTATGATGAGGACAGAGGTTATTATTTGGGTAAATGCTGCAGTTGTCACGAGGTATCATCTTTTGAAGCAAAAACAATGGATATATTGGATCAGTTAGGAATTACTTATATCAGGGAAAAATCTTTTGATGGCTTAGTAGGTGATTCGGGCAGAGGGCTTCGGTTTGATTTTGTATTATCTAAATCTGCTGATAAAGATGGAAATCCAATCATTGATTTGGCTATAGAACTACAGGGACCACATCATTATAAAAAGGGTTATTATGATGAATTTGGAACTTATGTGGCAGAGGATAACAGTATTGCATCAGATAGATTTAATCGGCAGATAAAGTATGATGAGAGAAAAAGACAATATTGCGAGCAGAATGGTATCAGTTTAGAGTGCATCAAGTATACGGCATCAAATGACCAAGAACGTTTAGAAAAAGCAATCAGAAAAATTCTTAAGGATCATGGTTATAAATATTTTGTGGAAAATGAGAAACATGATGACTGGATGGTTTACTAAAGGTGCACTAATGGTTTACTGACTTTTTAATTTACGTCTGCTATGATTAAGATGGCAAAAAAGAAAGGGAGCGGAAACGCTCCTTTTTATGTTGCTGTAAGGCGGTGTCTTTCCAATCCTTTCACACCGCCCGTGTACATAGAAGGGAGGAATGGCAGGTGCCGATGAAACCAAAGAAGCCGTGCAGACACCCCGGATGTCCGAAGCTGACAGACGGACTGTACTGTGAGGAGCATGAAGCACTGCACCGTGGTGACAGGACAAGCAGCAGCAAGCGTGGTTACAACAGGCAGTGGCAGAAGGCAAGAGCAAGATACCTGAAGGCACATCCTTTGTGTGTACAGTGTTTAAAGGAAGGGCATGCAGTGACAGCAACCGTGGTCGATCATATCAGACCGCACCGTGGTGATCCCGTTCTGTTCTGGGACGAGAAAAACTGGCAGAGCCTGTGCAAACCATGCCATGACAGGAAGACATGGAACGAGGACAATAATCCGGAATATCATTTTTAAGGAGGAAAAACGAATGGCAGTAACATGGGAAGTAAGCAGTACAAAAGGACTTGGTACAGGATGGAAAGATCTTGTAAAATCTGAGGCAAAAAATCATGGATATGGTTCATTGTATTATGCAAAGAGACTGGCCGATCAAAATGGCGGGGACATGCATTGTTGGACTGTAAGAACAAAGAAAACTCTTGGAGGAAAATACCAGTTTACACTTTATTCTCATAAAGATATCCGTTTTGGATCCGAAGTTGGATCAGGATATGGACCAGATGTAAAGAAATTGTAGCAGACCGTGGGGGCATCGGAATCTCTACAGTCTGAACTGCTGAAGACCGATGGCCCCCTTTGCGTGAATTTTCGCAGAATTAAACAGGGGGGATATAAAACGGATATGGTAATTTTCGCAGAATGCACTTAAAACACGGCAAAAAGGGGTATTTTCTTTTGCCGGAAAATCAGGAAAAACGCAATATTTAAGGCTGGAAAACAGTGTAAAAAGTATTGTTTTCCGGCCTTTTTTCGTGTGCCGGAAGGAGATGAGAAAGGATGACGGACGCACAGGCAAGACAGATCAACGAGATGCGTATGCGTGGAATGGGATATAAAGCCATCGGAATGGCAATCGGGCTGTCCCGTGACATCGTAAGGAATTACTGCAAGAGACACAACCTTGCCGGATATGCCATGGTGGTTTCAAAAAATATGAAACTCATGGTGGACGGTAAAGAGGTATGCCACTTCTGCGGTAATCCGATCACGCAGCCGAAGACTGGCAGACCGAGAAGGTTCTGCTGTGAAAAATGCAGAAGGGAATGGTGGAAAGCACACCCCGAGGCAGTACAGAAAAGTGAGAAGGCTTCCTACACGCTTGTATGTGAGCAGTGCGGGAAGTCTTTTATTTCCTATGGAAACAAGAACAGAAAATACTGCGGCCGTGAATGTTATTTCCGGCACAGATTTTTAGCAGAGGAGGATATGGAAGATGCAGTTTCAGAGTTATAAAATAGCAGACCTTATCCCGGCTTCCTATAATCCGAGGAAGAAATTAAAACCGGGCGATAAGGAATATGAAAAAATCAAGAACTCCATTAAAGAGTTCGGGTATGTCGAGCCGATCATCATCAACTCAGACATGACCATTATCGGAGGACACCAGAGAGCCACGGTACTTGCAGACCTCGGATACACGGAAGTGGAATGTATCGTGGTCGATATCGACAAAACAAAGGAGAAGGCGCTCAATGTTGCACTGAATAAAATTACGGGTGAGTGGAACAAGGAACTTCTGGCTGACCTCATCAAAGACCTTGAGGAGTCAGATTTTGATGTCGGTATCACGGGTTTTGAACCGCCGGAGATCGAACAGCTTTTTAATTCCGTGCATGATAAGAAGATCACGGAAGATGACTTCGATGTGGAAGCGGAGCTTGCAAAGCCGACCGTGGCAAAGACAGGGGATGTATGGCTGCTTGGAAAGCACCGTGTCATCTGCGGTGATTCCATTCTGCCGGAGACCTATGAAAGGCTGATGGATGGACGGAAAGCAAATCTTGTCCTGACTGATCCGCCATACAATGTAAATGTCGAGGAGACGGCTGGCAAGATCAAAAATGACAACATGCCGGATGAGGATTTCTATAAGTTCCTGTTTGCTGCATTTGTAAATATGGAGCAGTCAATGGAACTGGATGCTTCAATTTATGTATTCCATGCAGATACGGAAGGACTGAATTTCAGAAAGGCATTCAAGGATGCAGGATTCTATCTTTCCGGGTGCTGCATCTGGAAGAAGAACGCACTGGTTCTTGGAAGAAGCCCGTACCAGTGGCAGCATGAGCCGTGTCTGTTCGGATGGAAGAAGGGCGGGAAGCACCAGTGGTATTCCGACAGGAAGCAGACCACCATCTGGGAATATGACCGTCCGAAGGCAAGCAAGGACCATCCGACCATGAAGCCTGTGGCGCTTATGGCATACCCGATCCAGAACTCCTGTATGAGCAACTGCATCGTGCTTGATCCATTCCTTGGTTCCGGCTCTACGCTGATCGCCTGTGAACAGACACACCGTATCTGCTACGGCATCGAACTGGATGAGAAGTTTGTGGATGTGATCGTAAACCGCTACATTGAACAGTGCGGTTCGGATGCGGATGTATTTGTCATCCGTGACGATATGAAAATTTCATATCAGCAATTATGCAGGGGAGGGCAATATAATGAAACAGATGACCTTCCTTGATTTATGTTCTGGCATCGGCGGATTCAGGCTCGGTCTTGAAACTGCCGGCCATAAATGCATCGGGTACTGTGAATATGATAAATTTGCAAGAGCCTCATATGAGGCAATGTATGATACGGAAGGAGAGTGGAAAGCTCATGATGTCACAAAACTCAAACCCGAAGATGTCCCCTATGCAGACATCTGGTGCTTCGGATTCCCATGTCAGGACATCTCCGTTGCCGGAAAACAGCGGGGACTGGTCGGAAAAAGAAGTGGAATATATTACAACATTATTGATCTCCTCAAAGGCAAAGAGGAAAGTGCTAAACCCGCATACCTACTTGTTGAGAACGTTAAGAACCTGTTATCGATTAATGCAGGATTCGACTTTGCCTCAGTTCTGTCTGAAATGGACGAAACAGGGTATGACTGTCGGTGGCAGGTGCTTAACTCCAAAAACTTCGGAGTCCCGCAGAACCGTGAGCGTGTGTTCATTATCGCAAATCTTAGAAGCAGAGGTAGACGAGAAATATTACCTCTCACAGGAGAAAACGCAGCAGCTCTTAACCAGCTTATAGGCGGTATGCAGGGCTACCGTGTTTATGGGACGGACGGCATCTCCGCAACCCTTGTGGGGAATGCGGGCGGTGTCGGGGCCAAGACAGGGCTTTACTTCATCGACCAGAGCAACCATGATCCGAAGATCACGGATACGGCAAGATGCCTGACTGCCAGATACACAGCTGGGATGACCAACCATTCGGCAATGAACTCAGCCGTGCTGGAAGTCCACCCAGTGCTCACTCCGGAGCGGATGGAGAAAAGACAGAACGGCAGAAGAATGAAAGAGGATGGAGAGCCGATGTTCACGCTGACCTCGCAGGACAGGCACGGTGTGTATGTCTGTGAGAAGGCAGATTCTGTAAAGGTCAGAAATGCAACCAAGGCAGGATATGATGTTGCACATGAAGGTGACGGCATCAATCTTGCTTATCCTGACAGCGTGACCAGACGGGGAAGGGTCGGGAAAGGATGCTCCCAGACTCTGGACTGCTCTGGGCAGATGGGAACGCTCATGAGGGGCGGACGCATCCGAAGGCTGACACCGAGGGAGTGCTTCCGCTTACAGGGATTTTCAGATGAACTGTTTGACCGTGCATCGGCTGTCAATTCTGATGCCCAGTTATATAAACAGGCAGGAAATGCAGTTACGGCAACCGTGGCTTATGCGGTTGCAATGTCACTACCGGAGTCCAGAAACTGATGATCCATTTTCTTTTTGGATAGTACTATTATTAGCTTGACTATACGGGCATTCAGAGTGATATATGGTACTACCAAAAGGAAAGGAGCACAGCAGAATGGAAATTATTACAAACGCTGAGAACAGAAAATCATTAGTGAAAACCTTATCCGAGCATTTCGGGGAAAGGGCGGTTTACCTTGGACCACCGAGTTTTGCATACCAGATTGGGAGCATTACGGTGGACAGGGAATCAAAGGTCATTTTTGAAGATGACAGCATGGAAGATGAGGTGAGAAGGGTGCTTTTCCAGAATGATGTAACAATTACGGAAGAAATGCCCGAGAGCACAGATGAAACGGTACAGGATGAAACAGTCAGACTGACAATACGGATTCCAATCGGAGATATGACTCCACAGGGAATCATCAATCTGATGAACATGCTTCATTCCAAGCAGTATCTGATCAACAGGTCCATAGGTGAGAATGGATTTTCCATTTCAGACAGCCTGACAGAAGCACTGAATACACAGAGCTTTGAGAATACAAAAGCGGTTGTGGATTATATTATCGAACAAGGCGGCTGCGATGGGGTGGCTTTTCTGGAAGAAGATATTATTTTTGCAGGATTCCGATATCCACTGGACAGTGAAAGGTATCTGCCCTATATGGAGCTTGCAGCAGCAATGGTAAAGAAAGCATCTGAACAAAAACGGGTGAACCCAAAAGCTACGGTCGAGCAGAATGAAAAATACTATATGAGGGCATGGCTTGTAAATCTCGGTTTTGGCGGTAAGGAAGGAAAAGAGGTCAGGAACTTTTTCTTAAAGAACCTGAAAGGCCATACGGCATTCCGAACTCCGGAAGATGCAGAAAAGTGGAAAGCCAACCGCAGGGCAGAAAGGGGGACAACGGTATGTTCGGAGTAAACAGACAGACCTTGGAAAGGCTGAGAAAAGAATATCCTTCGGGAACGAGGGTGGAGCTTATCCGCCTTGATGATCTATATCGAAAGATCCCGTCAGGAACCATCGGAACGGTGGAGTTTGTGGATGATGCGGGACAGCTTCATACATCTTGGGAAGACAATGGATCACTTGCACTGATTTATGGAGTTGATGAATGGAGAAAAATTGATGGATAAGATTGTGACGGTATGTTATGGAAAAGAAGATTCATGGGAATCCAGAATTGCTGCAGAACATTTCTTCCTTCAGGCCATAATTGCCTCAGACGGGAGTGAGAGGGAACGCTATGTTAACATATATATAAAGCTGAAGATGGGAATGACATATTGCACGGACGAAGAATTTTAGAAGCTGGGAAATATATTATACACAGTTTTTAATTGAAATCTTTGTACAGTTTATGGGTGCGATATAACTGGATATATGTGTGTTTTAGAGCGAATATGTACCTACCGAAAGGGAAAGAAAACAAACGGAGGTACATACCATGAACGAAAAGACAGCAAGACAGATCGAGGAAATGAAAAAACAGACCATCGGGGTCGAGGTTGAGATGAATAACATCAGAAGGGACAGGGCTGCAGAGATTGCAGCGGTATTCTTCAGAACAGGAAGATTTGAAAACACGGCTTCCAGAAACGGATATTATACATGGTCGGCATGGGATGCAGATGGAAGGGAATGGAAATTCCAAAAGGACGTCAGCATTGCGGGACCTGACGATAAGAAATGCGAACTGGTCACACCGATCCTTCATTACGAAGACATCGAACTTCTTCAGGAACTCATAAGAAAGCTCAGACATGCAGGAGCCAAGAGCGATGCCACAAGGGGATGCGGAGTCCATATCCACATCGGGGCAAACGGACATACACCGCAGAGCTTGAGAAATCTTGCAAACATCATGGCAGGGCATGAGAATCTTCTGGCGGATGCCTTAAACCTTGACAGTTGGCGGATGAACCGCTACTGCAAAACGGTAGATCCAAGATTCCTTAAGGAACTTAACAAGAAGAAACCAAAGACGATGGCAGCCTTGGCAGACATCTGGTACACGGCAAACGGGGCAAGCTACGGAAGAGATCAGCATTACAACGACAGCCGATACCACATGCTCAACTACCATGCAACATTCACAAAGGGAACGGTCGAGTTCAGACTTTTCCAATTTGATGCACCTGCTGAAGGCAAGTTGAACGGACTGCATGCGGGGCAGCTTAAGAGCTACATCCAGCTCTGCCTTGCACTCAGTCAGATGGCGAAGGAGATAAGGTCGGCAAGCCCGAAGCCGCAGCAGACAGAAAATCCGAAATACGCAATGAGGACATGGCTTTTACGCCTCGGATTCATCGGGGATGAATTCAAGACCGCAAGGGACATCCTTACAAAGAGACTTGCAGGAGACACCGCTTTCAGAAGTGGAAGGGCTGCTTGAAGAGAACAGCCTCCTGCCACCTTGGAGCATTGACCGCCATGTGCGGTCTTAAGGTGGTAGAAGGGTGTTCCCTTCAGAAAGGATGGAGCATTATGGAGAAAAGATATTACATTGCTTATGGCAGCAACCTGAATTTACGGCAGATGAAAATGCGGTGTCCGACTGCAAAGGTCATGGGAACGGCAGTCATCAAGGATTATGAACTGCTTTTCAAGGGAAGCCTTACAGGGGCATATCTTACAATTGAACCGAAGGAAGGCAGCGAGGTTCCCGTTGCGGTCTGGACTGTTACCGAAGCGGATGAAGCGGCACTTGACCGATATGAAGGATGCCCGGTCTTTTATTACAAAAAGGATATGGAACTGGATATCAAGGGAATACAGACGGGAAAAATAAGGAAAAGAAAATGCTTTGCGTACATCATGCACGAAGAACGGAAAATCGGGATTCCTTCCCTTTCTTATGTAAGAACATGCCTTGAAGGTTATATCAGCTTCGGCTTTGATGAGCATTATCTTTCCGAGGCACAGATCAGGGCAGTGAAGGAGGCAGGATATGAAGACTGAAACATTAAGAATAAGAATCTGCCCCAAATGCGGGGCAAGATACGCAAGGACACCCGCCCTTTCAAGGGAAGACAACCAGACGCTTATTTGCCCAGACTGCGGAACCCGTGAGGCACTTGCAAGCATGGGCGTGAGCAGAGAGGAGCAGGAAGAAATTATCGAAACCATACACAGGTCAATCAGATAGCAGTTATATAAAAAGGCTTCTTCGGAGGTCTTTTTTGTTGCCATTTTTTACGAGGAGGTGAGGACAGTGGCACAGAGAGGAAGAAAACCAAAGCCTACGGCAGTAAAGGTGCTTGAGGGCAATCCGGGCAAGAGAAGCCTTAACACGGGCGAACCAAAGCCTGAGAAAAAGCCCCCGCGCTGTCCGGCATGGCTTGAGGATGAGGCAAAAAAGGAATGGAAGAGGATGGCGAAGCAGTTAGAGCATCTCGGTATCCTGACTGAAATAGATATGGCAGCATTCGCAGGATACTGTCAGGCTTATGCGAGATGGAAAGAAGCAGAGGAGTTCATTACACAGCATGGAACTATTGTAAAGACTCCGAGCGGATACTGGCAGCAGGTACCACAGGTATCCATTGCACAGACCTATCTTAAAATCATGAATAAGTTCTGTGAGCAATTCGGACTTACACCTTCTGCGAGAAGCCGTATCGTTACGGATAGCGGGGAAGATAAGCAGAACGATGAAATGGAGCTTCTGCTTGTGAAAGGCGGTGCAGGATAATGTTTGATGAAGCAAAAGCAGACCATGCGGTCAATTTTATAAACTGCCTGAAACACACCAAAGGAAGGTGGAGGGGAGTTCCGTTTGAACTTCTCCCTTGGCAGGATGAGATCATCCGCACCCTTTACGGAACGGTAAAAGAAAACGGATACAGGCAGTACAACACCTGTTACTGCGAGATACCGAAGAAGAATGGAAAGTCAGAACTGGCAGCAGCCATCGCACTTTATATGACATGCGGTGACGGTGAGTGGGGAGCAGAGGTTTACGGCTGTGCTTCCGACAGGCAGCAGGCTTCCATCGTATTTGATGTTGCGGTGGATATGGTAGACCAGTGTCCGGCACTGAAGAAAAGGATCAAGCCCGTCATGTCCGTGAAAAGGCTTGTATATAAACCGACCAACAGCTTTTATCAGGTGCTGTCGGCAGAGGCATACACCAAGCACGGACTGAATGTCCATGCGGTTATTTTTGATGAGCTGCATGCACAGCCGAACAGGGAACTGTTCGATGTCATGACAAAGGGTTCCGGCGATGCCAGAACACAGCCCCTGTTCTTCCTGATCACAACAGCAGGGACGGACAGGAATTCCGTGTGTTTTGAACAGCACCAGAAGGCACTGGATATCATTGAGGGAAGAAAAATCGACCCGACCTTCTACCCGGTTATTTACGGGGCATCCGATGAGGATGACTGGTCGAGCGAGGAAGTATGGTACAAAGCCAATCCTTCCCTCGGATACACGATCGATATTGAGAAAGTGCAGAATGCATATATCAGTGCAAAAGAAAATGCAGCAGAGGAGAACGTGTTCCGGCAGCTACGTCTGAACCAGTGGGTGAAACAAAGCACACGATGGATGCAGATGGATAAGTGGGATGCCTGTTCCTTTGCCGTGAATGAAGAGGAGCTTCTCGGAAGGGAATGCTATGGCGGACTCGACCTTTCAAGTTCCACGGATATCACGGCATTCGTGCTTGTGTTCCCTCCAAGGAATGATACGGAGAAATATGTGATTCTTCCGTACTTCTGGATACCAGAGGATAACATGAGGCTGCGTGTCCGAAGGGATCATGTCCCGTATGATGTCTGGGCTGCCGAAGGGTGCTTAAAGACCACGGAAGGAAATGTCATCCATTATGGATTTATCGAGCAGTTCATTGATGAGCTTGGCACGAAATTTCATATTAAGGAAATCGCATTCGACCGATGGGGAGCTGTGCAGATGGTGCAGAACCTTGAGGGCATGGGATTTACCGTTGTCCCGTTCGGACAGGGCTATAAGGATATGAGTCCACCGACAAAGGAACTGATGAAACTGACATTGGAAGAGCGGATCGCACATGGCGGACATAAGGTGCTGCGGTGGATGATTGATAATGTGTTTGTCCGTCAGGACCCGGCAGGAAACATCAAAATGGATAAGGAAAAATCCACGGAGAAAATTGACGGGGCCGTTGCAACCGTTATGGCACTTGACCGTGCAATCAGGAATGAAGGCAGTGATGGAAGCGTGTATGATGACCGTGGTATTCTGGTCTTTTAAGAATGAAAAAGACACACGGAGATGTAGCAAGGAAACAGCAATAATAAATTATTCTGAATCACTCCATGTGTCATAAAAATCATATCAGAAATCGGAGGTTGAATCAATGGGAATTAAGAGTTTATTTGGATTCGGACAGGCGAGGGATAAGCCTGTGGACAAAGCAGCAGATGCAGGATATTCGTTTTTGTTTGGAAGGACAACAAGCGGAAAGCCTGTCAATGAAAGAACTGCAATGCAGACCACGGCAGTATATGCCTGTGTCAGAATCCTTGCGGAAGCAGTCGCATCCTTACCTCTTCATGTATATGAGTATCAGGATGACGGAGGCAAGAAACTGGTACATGATCATCCGTTATATTATCTGCTCCATGATGAGCCGAACCCGGAGATGACTTCATTTGTGTTCAGGGAAACACTGATGAGTCATCTTTTAATATGGGGAAATGCTTATGCCCAGATCATAAGGGACGGGGCAGGAAGGGTGCTCGGCCTGTATCCTCTTCTCCCGGATAAGATGGATGTGCAGAGGGATGACAAAGGAAACATTTATTATGTGTATTCCAGAAACAGTGATGAAAATCCAATGTTCAAGGAATACGGCAATATCAGGCTGAAAGCCGAGGATGTTCTCCATATCCCCGGACTGGGATTTGACGGACTGATTGGATATTCCCCGATTGCGATGGCAAAGAACGCTGTCGGCATGACGCTTGCCTGTGAGGAATACGGGGCGAGTTTCTTTGCAAACGGGGCAAATCCGGGCGGTGTTCTGGAGCATCCGGGAGTCCTGAAAGACCCGTCAAAAGTGCGTGAGTCTTGGAACTCCGTATACCGCGGCGTAAACAACGCACATAAGATCGCAGTGCTTGAAGAGGGCATGAAGTATCAGCAGATAGGAATCCCGCCGGAAGAGGCACAGTTCCTTGAGACAAGAAAATTCCAGATCAATGAGATCGCAAGGCTTTACAGGATACCGCCCCACATGGTCGGTGACCTTGATAAGTCGAGCTTTTCCAATATAGAGCAGCAGTCCTTGGAGTTCGTAAAATACACGCTTGACCCGTGGGTGATCAGGTGGGAGCAGTCCCTACAGAGATCGCTCCTACTGCCGGGAGAAAAAGGAAAGTATTTTATCAAGCTGAATGTGGACGGTCTGCTGAGAGGGGACTATCAGTCAAGGATGAACGGCTATGCGGTCGGAAGGCAGAACGGGTGGTTTTCTGCCAATGATATCCGAGAGATGGAAAACATGAACCCGATTCCTGATGAGGAAGGGGGAAACCTGTATCTGATAAACGGTGCAATGACCAAACTTGCGGATGCGGGGGCTTTTGCCAAGACGGATACGGGGCAGCAGAACACTCCGGCACAGGAAAACAGCGGAAAGAGAGGTAAACGATGAAGCGGAAGTTTTGGAACTGGATAAGGAATGAAGATGAGAGCGTGCCTGACATGGAAAGGACGCTCTTTTTAAATGGCATGATTTCGGATGAAACGTGGTACGGGGATGAAGTCACCCCGCAGCTTTTCAAGGATGAACTGAATGCCGGAAATGGAAATATTACGGTGTGGATCAATTCACCGGGCGGTGATGTGTTTGCAGCAGCCCAGATCTACAACATGCTCCGTGATTATAAGGGAAGCGTGACGGTCAAGATTGACGGCATTGCAGCCTCGGCGGCATCCGTGATCGCTATGGCAGGAGATACGGTCTGTGTATCCCCGGTGGCAATGATGATGATCCATAATCCCGCAACGATGGCAATGGGCGAGGCGAAGGACATGCAGAAGGCAATCGCCATGCTGAATGAGGTCAAGGAGTCCATCCTGAATGCCTATGAATTCAAGACGGGGATTACCCGTGCAAGGCTCTCGCACATGATGGATGACGAGACCTGGTTCAATGCCAAGAAGGCGGTGGAGCTTGGATTTGCGGATAAGATCCTTTTTGATTCCGATGAGGATGAGAAAAAGAAAAGGCCGGATGAGCCGGAAGAAAAGCCGGAGAAAGGCAGTGATGGAGAAGAAGGGGAAAAAGAGGATGACAAGGATAAGAACGGGAAAAAGAAGCTCCCTTTCCAGCAGGATTCCATGATGTTTTCCACCAAGGCGATGAATGAATCGTTCCTTTCCAAGGTGTCCGACAGGGATGCCATGATACCAGTCAACCAGTTGGAGAAGAGACTGAGTCTCTTAGCACATTAAGGAGGATATGAACTATGAGTAAGATTTTGGAATTAAGAGAAAAGAGAGCGAAGGCATGGGAAGCTGCAAAAGCATTCCTTGATGCCAAGAGAACACAGGAAGGTTTTGTATCCGCAGAGGATGCAGCCACCTATGACAAGATGGAAGCCGATGTCGTAAATCTCGGCAGGGAGATCGAGAGACTGGAAAGACAGGCTGCCATTGATGCAGAGCTTGCAAAGGCAACAAGCACCCCGATCACAAACAAGCCGGATGCCGGGACCGGCGGGGAGACAAAAACAGGAAGGGCAACCGATGAATATAAGAGAGCGTTCTGGAACGGTATGAGAAACAAAATGTCATACGAAGTACAGAACGCTCTTTCCATTGGTACGGATTCCGAGGGCGGATATCTTGTGCCGGATGAGTATGAGAAGAAACTCGTGGAGACACTGGAAGAGGAAGTATTTTTCCGTAATCTTGCCACCGTTATCAAGACTTCAAGCGGTGACCGCAAGATCCCTATCGTCACTTCCAAGGGCGAGGCAGCATGGATCGATGAGGGCGGACAGTTCCCTGAATCCGATGACAGCTTCGGACAGACATCCATCAGTGCTTATAAGCTGGCAACTATGATCAAGGTGTCTGACGAACTCTTAAATGACAGCGTGTTCAACATTGAGCAGTACATTTCAAGGGAATTCGGAAGAAGAATCGGTACAAAGGAAGAGGAAGCATTCTTTGTCGGTGACGGCAAGGGAAAACCGACAGGTATTTTCAATGCCACGGGCGGTGCTGAGACAGGGGTGACATCCACAAATACATCTATCACTTTTGATGATGTCATGGATCTGTATTATTCCCTCCGTGCTCCGTACCGTAACAAGGCAGTATGGCTTCTGAATGATTCGACCGTAAAGGCAATCAGAAAGCTGAAGGATGGAAACGGAAATTACATCTGGCAGCCGTCCGTAAGGGAAGGAGAGCCGGACAGAATCCTGAACCGTCCTTACCGCACATCTATTTATGTGCCGGAACTTGCAGCCGGAAACCGTGTCATGGCATTCGGTGATTACAGTTACTACTGGATCGCAGACCGTCAGGGCAGAAGTTTCAAGAGACTGAATGAGCTTTATGCTACAACGGGACAGGTCGGATTCCTTGCTTCCGAGCGTGTCGATGGCAAGCTGATCCTTTCCGAGGCAGTAAAGACCCTCGATGTCAAGGCTGCCGGAAAGTAGGTGGGCTGAATGTTCATAACGCTTGAGGAAGCCAAAAGGTATCTGAGGGTTGATTCGTCAGACGAGGATGATCTCATCCTCCGTCTGATGGAGACATCCGACAGCCTGATAAAGGGTGTGACGAGACGGACTCCGGCAGGACTTAAAAGACATGAGGCGGTTGTCCGCACTGCAGAACTGTATGCCATTGCTTACCTGTATGAGCACAGGGAAGAAGCGGATCATAAGGCCATGACGGAAACACTGAAGTATCTGCTCTTTGGTATCAGGAAGGAGATATTCTGATGATAGAACTCATGCGTGAACGGATCACGATACAGAAAAGCAGCACGAAAACTGACAAAGCCGGAAACCATACGGCTGTGTGGGAGGATTACTATAAATGCTTTTCCTATGTGAACAGCCTGTCGGGAAAAGAATACTGGGAAGCAAAACAGGTAAATGCGGAAACGGAGCTTGATTTTGTCATCCGTTACTGCAGTGAGGTGTCAGGTCTTGATACGGAGCATTACCGTATTGTTTTCCGTGGGAATCTTTACAATATTTCCTTTGTCGATAACGTGCAGTATAAGAATAAGACAGTCAAAATAAGGGCTGCCCTGACAAAGAGGTGAGCAGATGGCAGAGAGAAGGACAACGGTTGACGGACTGGCAGATGCAATCATGGACGGTCTGAAAGAGTATGCCGACCTTGCAACGGATACCGTTAAGGATGCGGTAAAAGATGTATCCAAGACCGTAAAGAAAGAGATACAGGCAAATGCCCCGAAGCGGACAGGAAGGTATAAGAAAAGCTGGACGGTCAAAAAGACAGCAGAAAGCAGCAATTCCCTTACCATGACGGTCCATTCCAAGGACAGATACCAGATCGCACACCTTCTGGAACACGGACATGCAAAACGTGGAGGCGGCAGGGTAGCCGGAAGGGAGCATATTGCTCCGGCAGAAGAGAAGGGCAATAAGGAACTTCTGCAGAAGATCGAGAGGGGGTTACGGTGATGACACATGAAGAAGTGATGGCACTGCTGGAAGAAATCGGTCTTCCGTATGCCTATCATCATTTTGCGGAAGGCGAATCCCCGGAAACGCCCTTTGCAGTATTTCTGTATCCGGGCAGCAGTAATTTCTCAGCAGACGGGAAAGTGTATTTTAAGGCAAACCGTCTGAATATAGAAATTTACACCGACTTAAAAAATATAGAACTGGAACAGCAGACAGAAACCGTGCTCGATGGGCATGGTATTTTTTATGAAAAAAGCGAAGTATGGATCGAATCGGAAAATCTGTATGAGGTGCTTTATCAGATGGAGGTATAGAAGATGGCTAATAAAAAGAATAAAGTCAAATTTAATATCTGCAATGTGCATTATGCACCGATTACAGTTGCAGATGAAGGAAAGGTGAGCTTCGGGACACCTGTTGCGATGCCCGGTGCCGTTTCAATCAGCATGGACCCGACAGGAGAGCCGGAGTCCTTTTATGCGGACGGCATTGAATACTATGTAATCAACAACAATCAGGGATATGACGGGGATCTGGAGCTTGCCATGATCCCGGAAACTTTCCGTACAGATATCCTGAAAGAAGAAGCAGACAGCAACAATGTACTTGTGGAGAATGCAAATTCCGAAACAGGCAGTTTTGCATTGCTTTTTGAGTTTGACGGGGACATCCGCAAGATCCGCCATGTGCTTTATAACTGTTCCGCATCCCGTCCGACCATTGAGTCCAAGACCAATGAGGAAGATAAGGAAGTACAGACGGAAACGCTGACAATTAAGGCAAGACCTATGGCAGACGGATATGTAAAGGCAAAGACAGGAGATTCCACTACGGATACCGTTTACAACAACTGGTATAAGAGCGTGTATCTTCCGAACAGCACGGCTGCCGAACCGCAGTCTGCAAAAGCAGTAAAAAATATTTCGAAGGAGGACTAAGCGATGGGTATCAGAAAGGATATAGAAATTGACGGACAGATGGTTGCATTTAAGGCGAGTGCAGCCATTCCGAGAATCTACAGGTTAAAGTTCCAGAGGGATATTTATAAGGACCTGGCAGTACTGGAAAAGAGCATCGGGGATGGGAAAGAGGAGTCCTCAAATCTTGATATGTTTTCCCTTGAGATGTTCGAGAATATAGCATTCATCATGGCGAAACATGCCGATCCAAGCATTCCTGATACGCCGGAAGAGTGGCTTGATAACTTCAATACATTTTCGATTTATCAGGTTCTCCCGCAGCTTATCGAGCTTTGGGGACTGAATGTAAAAACAGATGTGGAAGCTAAAAAAAACTTCGTCCAACAGAGCGTGAAATGACAACACCGCTGTTTCTGCTCCGATGTGTACAGTTAGGACTGTCGATGGCAGATCTTGAACTGCTGTCGATAGGGCTTATCAATGATATGTACAGTGAGAGCCGGAACGATGATTATAAATATGCCGAGCTTGCGACACAGGAAGATTTCGACCGTTTCTAATTGAGAATACAGCCTTTTTCTGTTATACTTATCAGCAGAAAAAGGCTATACTTTTACTAAATTTGAAAGTTGATGAGGTGATTTTATGATATTAGGAACTAATAAACGTGATTCAAATCAGATTAAAATTCCAATAGATAATTATGCAGATCAACTTGTCTGGTATATGACCACCTATTTGGATAAAGTAAAATTTGATACGGAATCTTTTTCTGTAAAAGCAAGTGAAAAAGCCAAGATAGGTTTGAGGTGGATTATTTTTCCAAATGAAAAAGAATTTGAAATAGACTATCAAAGGCATAAAGAAGATTTTGGAAATAAAACTTGGAATATAATTTCCCACTACACCAGATGTATTATGCAACTCGTGGGGCAATTAGCGGAATGCGTAATAGTTGACCATTGTTGTAATGATGATGATATTAATAAAGTTTGTATGAATATTGCAAAATTTATGCCCAACATTTATGAAGACTATTCAGAAATAAATTATGAGCAGTATGTTGCATTTTCGACCTCGTTTAAATATATCATTTATAGGGATTCTATATCTGGAGCTTATAGGCAATACAATGTTCCAGATTATAATCCAAATCATACATCAAAAGATATTGCATGGTGCAAAAAGGAAAATATTTTGACACAGCTTAAGGTGAATTTAAATCAGATAAATTATTTGGAGAATGCAAAATTACAAATCAAAGCTACACTTGACTGTGATTATCTGAATTTGGATAAATACTTTTTGACACCTGTATTATGTTTTGATTTTAACGATGACTTTTATAAGTTGAAAGACAAATATCCGAATAATATTATTTATTCGGTAAGACAGATATTTCCAGAAATGTATATTGAAATGGAAAAATATTTTAAGATACTTGCCGCCTATGCAATAGGATTAACAGATCATATTAATATTACTGACATAGAGGTTCGTGAAGACTATAGATTGGCACAATTATTTAGGACACCGATTATGGATTTAGAAAAAGAAGAAACATTAAATGCGGCAGGTGTAATTGAAATGGCAGAAACGTTTAGAAAACCGATTCTTATTAATGGTTGATAAGATGGAGAAGGGAGAAATTGATATTGAAAGATGAACAGTTAAAATATATACTTCAGCAGATAAATCTGAATGAGTGCGAGGAGATTGTAGAAAATTATATTTATTATAGTAGAAGACCCGTGAGACAGCGGTGCAGTCATGGTGATGGTACATACGGATATGTTACTGATGAATATGAGTTTCTTATCATTGCAGAAAACGGAGAAAAACAGGCTATCATATTGAGGTGCGGAAGGGTTGATCTCCATTGGTATGTTTTAAGAAAATGGAGAAAGCATGGTGTTTTAAGCAATGCACTCCGCACAGGCATTCTGAAAGAGGTATGGCCTGAAAATAAGAAAATCACATGCTGCTATGGTTATGGAGATAACTGCGAAGAGAAATTTGAAATGACACAGCACTTGGCTGATATAGCGGGACTGATTTTAGAAGAAGATTAATATTACATAGAACATCTGTCAGGAATGGCAGGTGTTTTTCTTTTGTTACGGAGCAGAAATGCTCCTTTTTTTGTACCCATTTTTAGGAGGAGGTAAGAGGCATGGCAAGCCGTATTCAGGGTATTACCGTTGAAATCGGTGGTGACACAACCAAACTGCAGAATGCCCTGAAAGGCGTGAACGGACAGATCAAGTCCACCCAGTCACAGCTTAAGGATGTGAACAAGCTGCTGAAACTTGATCCGGGCAATACGGAGCTTCTGGCACAGAAGCATAAACTGCTTGCGGAAGCGGTCAGCGAAACGAAAGAGAAACTGGCTACCTTAAAGACCGCAGCAGAACAGGCGAATACGGCACTTGCCAATGGCGAGATCTCACAGGAACAGTACGATGCCCTTCAGAGGGAGATCGTGGAAACTGAGCAGGACTTAAAAAATCTGGAAACACAGGCGAACCAGTCCGCAACGGCAGTGCAGAAAATCGCAGCAACAGGTGAGAAGTTAAAGACTGTCGGGGATAACATTTCTTCTGCCGGACAGAAGCTCCTCCCAGTAACTGCCGGAGTGACGGCACTAGGTACGGCATCCGTAACGACTGCAGCCAACTTTGAATCTTCCATGTCACAGGTACAGGCAACAATGGGAATTACCAAGGATGCCATGTCAACAGTAAACGGTCAGTCCGTAAATACAATGGATACCCTTTCCAAGCTGGCAAAGAAGATGGGTGCAGAAACGGCTTTTTCCGCATCCGAGTGTGCAGAGGCATTGAATTACCTCGCCCTTGCCGGATACGATACACAGCAGATGTGTGATACGCTGCCGACCGTCCTGAACTTGGCAGCAGCCGGGGATATTGCCCTTGCTGATGCTTCCGACATGGTAACGGATGCGATGTCCGCCCTTGGAATGGGAGTGGACGAAGCAGAAACGATGGTAGACCAGATGGCTAAGACGGCATCTACCACGAACACATCGGTTGCACAGCTTGGCGAAGGAATCCTTACCATTGGTGCGACAGCGAAATCCATCAAGGGCGGTACGGCAGAACTGAATACCGAACTTGGTATCCTTGCAAATAATGGTATCAAGGGAGCAGAAGGCGGTACACATCTCCGTAATATTATCCTGTCCTTACAGAATCCTACGGATAAAGCAGCCGCCCAGATGGAAGCACTCGGTCTTTCCGTATATGATTCCGAAGGAAACATGCGGTCAATGAATGACATCCTTGGTGATCTCAATAAGAGCATGGATGGAATGACATCCGCTGAGAAGTCCAATATCATCAGCACCATTTTCAATAAGACGGACCTTTCTTCCGTAAATGCATTGCTTGCAAATACAGGAGAAACATGGGACAGCTTACAGAAGTCCATCACGGACAGCGGTGGTGCTGCACAGCAGATGGCGGATACACAGCTTGATAACTTACAGGGACAGATCACCATCTTGAAATCCGCACTGGAAGGTCTGGCGATATCTTTCGGTGAGCTTCTGATGCCGGCCATCAAGCAGATTGTCGGATGGGTGCAGAAGTTCGTTGACTGGCTGAACGGAATGAATGACGGCACGAAAAAGGTCATCATGACGGTGGCACTTCTGGCAGCAGCACTCGGTCCCGTGCTTATCGTGATCGGAAAGGTGATATCTGCAGTCGGCACGATCATGACAGTCGTGCCGAAGATTGCCGGAGTCATCAATACGGTAAAGGGAGCATTTGCAGCACTGAATACTACGATGCTTGCAAACCCGATCACCCTTATCATTGCAGCCATTGTAGCTCTTGTGGCTGCTTTTATTTATCTCTGGAATAACTGTGACGGATTCCGCCAGTTCTGGATCGACCTGTGGGAGAATGTGAAGCAGACAGCCGTTACGGTATGGAATGCCATCAAGGAATTTTTCGCACAGGTGTGGGAAGCAATCAAGACCATCTTCTCGACCGTGTTTGAAGTGATAAAGACACTGGTGACTACTTACTTTAATCTGTATAAGACCATTATCCAGACGGTTTTCAATACAGTAAAGACAGTCATCACAACTATCTGGGAATCCATCAAGGGCGTGTTTACTACAGTTTTCAATGTAATAAAAACACTGGTGACAACGTATTTCAATATCTACAAAACAATCATCCAGACAGTACTGACTATTATCCAGATGGTCATTACAACGGTATGGAATACGATAAAAACAGTCATTACCACTGTACTGAATGCAATAAAAACAATCTTCAGCACGATATGGAATGCAATCAAAACCATTATCAGTGCCGTGGTGGGTGCAATCAAGGGACTGATTACGGGGAATTTTACTGCGGTCAAAAATTCCATTACCACCATAATGAATACGATCAAGAGCACGATATCCACAATATGGAATACCATAAAGTCGACCATTTCAACGGTGCTTGGAGCAATTAAGGGTGCAGTTACATCCGTATTCTCCGGTATCGTAAATGCAGTGAAAAGTGCGATGGTAAATGTGCTCAATGCAGTAAAGAGCGGATTTGCCAATGTGAAAAACCATATCACGGGGCTTGCGTCACAGGCATTTACATGGGGCAGAGATCTGGTCATGGGAATTGTAAACGGAATCAGAAGCTGTATCGGGGCCGTGGCAGATGCTGCGAGTTCCGTTGCAAGTAAAATCAGATCATTTTTGCACTTTTCCGTGCCGGATGAAGGTCCTCTGACGGACTATGAATCATGGATGCCTGACTTTATGGATGGGCTGGCAAAAGGAATCGAGAAAAGCCGCGGCATGATACAGAAAGCCGTAAAAGATGTCTCGGCAGATATGATCATCAGCCCCGATGTCAAAACAGGGTCAGATCTTTCTGTTGCAGGTAACGATAGAAATAGCACAGAACAGAGCGGGGCTGTCCATAATATTTCGGGACCGCTGATCCAGATACAGGAAATGTCTGTAAGAAACGACAATGATATCAGAAAAATATCACAGGAACTGAATGCAATGATGTGTGCCGGAAGAAGGGCACGTGGACTAATTTAAGGAGGATTCTATGGGATTTATTTTTGACGGGATATCCTCATCTGATATGGGCATTCCATCCAGAATGTCCGTACAGAATAGGATACCTGATATACGAAACAATACAGATAAACTTGCAGGCAGACACGGAATCATGGATTTTGGTGAGACAATTTCCGAACGGAAGATAGAAATTACCTGTCTGATTCCGCCGGGACTTAATGATCAACAGCTTCTTGAGAAAAAGGACCGTATTGTTGGATGGCTGAATCCCGATAAGGGGCTGTGCAGACTGGAGCTTGGGCAGGAGCCGGACAGATATTATTACGCAAGACTTCTGGACGGGGTATCGTTTACGAACCTTGTGAGGAATGCTGATACCTTTGAATTGTCTTTTTTCTGCCCAGATCCTTTTGGCTATGCAATCCGTGATGAGGAATTTACATTAAAATCGAGCGGTGATATCAAAAGAACACTTGGCAATGTGGAGTCTCATCCTGTGTATGAGATAAGGGGAAAAATGGCTGATGAAACGCAGAAAGTAAAGTTTCTGGTCAATGGAGAGAGCGTGACACTATGTGGTCCTCTTTCTGAAAATGACGTCATTGTGATTGATACGGATGATATGACGGCAAAGATTGGGGCAGATAATGCACTTGGACAGATGGAAGAACTTAATTTCCCATATTTAAAAGCTGGGACAAATACCATAACATTTGCAGAAAGTACAGGAACACTGGCATCAGTATGTATTAAGGCGAAGAGCCGATGGCTGTAGGAGGTATTGGATGAATACGGAAAAGATACCCGTTTTATATGAAAAAGGCAGACCGCAGGCGGTTTTCACGAAGGCATTTAACGTGGTCACGGTTGCCGAGGTCAATGCAGAGAGTTATCTGGAATTTGACATATATTTCACTGACAGGAAAAGAAATTATATAACAAATCAGGCTGAGATCCGCATTGATGGAAAGGCATATAAGATAAAGACCGTGACGGACAATAAAGAACACAGCTCTGCAAAAACGACCCATGTGTATGCAGAAGAACTGTATTATGACCTGGCAAGGGCTGCAAGACTTGAAAGTACGGTGTTTGATACGGCAAAAGCAGTTACTCCCATGAGGTTTGCCTTGCAAAATACGGATTGGAATATCGGAACGATAGGAATCAACTCTGCAAAATCGTTTGAAAGCACGGAAGAGAATCCGCTCGCATTACTGCAGCTTATTGCAGATATTTATAATGGGGAACTGGTCTTCGATTCCATAAAGAAAACAGCCAGTCTCCTAAAAAAGACGGGAACGGACAGGGGCATCCTGTTTCATTTTAGGAAAAACATGAAGTCGATACAGAGGGTGGTCAGTACATCTTCACTTATTACAAAATTGTATGCAACAGGGAAGGATGGGATGACATTTGCATCCATCAATGATGGAAAATCATATGTTGAGGATCATTCTTATACGGATGAAATTCTTATAGGTTCTCTGGACTGCAGCAATTTTACAGATGCATCCGATATGCTTTCCTATACAAAGATGAGAGCGGCTGATTATGGCAAGCCGAATTATTCTTACAAACTTTCCGTGCTTTATCTCAGCGGAATTGCCGGATATGAACATGAGGTCTATGGACTTGGTGATACCGTGCGGGTCATGGATGAAGAACTGGAACTTGATATTATGACCAGAATCGTAAGGATGGAAAAGAATATCCAGGAGCCATGGAATACAGTAGTGGAACTTTCGACAACAATTGGTACATTGTCACTTGAAAATGATACATCAGTTCAGGATGCAATCGACAGCGTAATCAAGTCATTTATTGCTCCAAGACTGATACAGGCAACCATCAATACACAGAAAGGTGAGGTCAATGCAATGTATGAACTTGGCGTACCCGTAAAATATACTTACAGGGAAACGGAGGACGGCATTGTATTTACCCACCCAGACGGACAGACATGTGAGATAAAGGTAATTTAGGAGGGAGTATTATGGCACTGAACAGATCAGAAAAAATAAATCTTGTGCAGATGGCTATGAAGCGTGTAAATGTTGTGCCATATGGAGAGAACCAGATCGCATTTGGAACAAATAATGAAAAGGTTATACTGGGAGAATCAGCAGTTACCGTTTGTGAGGGATATATCAACATCCCGGATGAAAAGCACACCTGTCATGTCGGATTTTCTGTTCTTCTGTCAAATGCCATAAATTCTGATTTTTATATAGAGGTTGACGGGAATGAGCGGTCGAAAATATATAAAAACACGAATAAAACCATGCAGTTTTTTGATCTGTTCCTTCTGGGAAAAGGTCTGCATTCAATTGTGGTAAAGGCAGCATCGGAAAGCCCTGTGGAGATAGCACCAAGGGAAGCACAGCTTGGGGTGTATCTTTAGCTTACCGAAACTGGCATATGAAACAGCGGGACTGAAAAAGACAGGAAGGGGATTTAAGCTTGACACAAGATACAGGCAGCCGGAGCCTTTTATCATATATTATGGAACTTATGAATATTCAGGACTGACGGATTATTCCGTGTATGGGATGATGGTGGCATCCGACCAGACGGTTGAGGAAATCCTGAAAGCTAGGGCTTGTGGAACAAAGATTTTCCAGTATCTTCCGTTTGGCAGCCGTTTTAATACGGATGCCTTCCTAGAGGATATGAAATCAACCATCCATTCCCTTGCATCAAACCATATTGCAGACGGGATATTCCTTGATGAATGCGAGGTCGGATACTGGGGCGATTATTATAACAATGATGAGATGGCACAGACTTTTGAGAAAGGTCTGAAAGAAATATGTGATTACTGCAGGACAACAGGTCTTGAGACAATTGTAAACGGTGTCGCAGGATATGCAGATTACGGAACATATTTTTTATGGGAGTCATTCTCCGGCTCCTGGAACACCAACAAGATCAACTGGAATGGCACGGGAAAGGGACAGCGGTTCGTCAATGCCGACAGTACGATTGAATATAATTATAATTTTTCTGCCTGGACGATGACAGGAAGTCTCCGCATTGAGAACGGAGTGGTTGTTGATGGTACAAAAGGCACAATGACGCTGGATATCAATATGAATGACCTTATCAGGGAATCCGAACGGAGTGAGACTTATCCGTGGGTATATTTTGAATGGTTTGGTTCAGGGGCAGATGATAATTCCTTGGAAATATATGCATATATCGGAAATACATGGCCGTTTGATAAAAGCACATGGACGGAACTTCCGAAATTGTGGAAAGGAGAACCTGCTTCATGGAATGGAATCAATAAGGAGACCAGATATCTGAGACTGGAACTGCGGTTTGACGGAGCGGCAGACCTTAGGATGGAACGCAGTTTTATTGCTTATGATTATGTGTACACATATTATGATATGACACAGCCAAACGGGATTGCAGATACAAACCATAGATATTGGAATTACAATATCAGCCAGGCAGAATACCTGTGGGGAAAGGATGCAAAAGTTCTGTGCCACTGCTATGGAACACCAAAGGATGCGGAAAGGATGAAATATACATTTGCGGTGTATAAGACGTTTGGATATGAAGCGTGGGATTATACGCATCCGCTTCATCAGACGATCCGTTACACGGATATCCTTGATGACCCGTTCGGGGCATTCCTGTCAAGGACGGAGCTTGGAAATGGAAAATACAAAGGGATTTTTACGGGATGTACAACAGACATTGACGTGAAACACCATCAGTTTCATATCAGCAGGAATGAGCCGGAATATTGGTTTGAACGGGGGATAGACGGATTCGAGGAAGCCTATAAAGTCTATGAGAATCCGATGTCTTTTACACACCATCTGTTCGTGATGCAGACGGAGATTCCGGTCGGTCAGAAGATCCCTGGAATCCGTGATGGCTGGTATGTGGTAAACGTGATCGACCCGGTATATCAGTATGATGATAAAGGAAATTTGATAAAAGATGATTATGTGTATACCGTTCAGTATTATCCAATCTTAAGTGATGACCTTGATATCCGGAGAACATGGGTATTTGATGATATTTTCTATTTTTACTTCGGGATGAAGTTCAAGGGGGCAGTCGACTTTCTGGCAGATAAGCCAAACCGATATTATGTTTATATTGGAAGTAATGAGCTGGATTATGGATTTAAAGGGGAATGGTACGATGCTCCGTTCAAGGCACAGTTCATGATTTACAACCAGTCCCTGTTCAAATGGGATAAAAATGCAGAAAATGAGAGGGATTATACCAATTTCCACTATATTGGTAATGCATTTTTAAATTATGAACTTACCGAGGGTAATACCATGCTGACTTACACATTGAAAAAATCCGTGATGGGAGAAGCAAGTACAAAAAACATGTCTTTTTATTTTGTGGTTGAGGATACTGCCCACAACTACGTGGCACTGATTCCGGGAAAAGATGTGGATACGACCAAAGATCCGGTTGCTTTCCCAAATAAGATCCAATATACGCAGAGAAGATACAATCTGTTCTGTCCGCACGGATATTACCGTTCGGAAGAAATCAAAATGCCACAGCCAGTAAAAGGGGCAGCAGTACAGTGCATTGCGACAGCGGGCGGTGCAACAACGGTTCAGATGTATGTGAGGGTCAGAAGAAAAGGGCAGGAGGCATTTGACGGATATGAAAAAGCAGATGGATTGTTCTATGTTACGGGTAAGACCATTACCCATATCCAGTATGCTGTTTCTTTAAATACAACAGACGGAACACACTCACCATTTTTTACGGATGTCCATATCATACCGGGAAATGAACTTGAGCCGGAATCGTATCAGGAAAAAACATCGGATATTTATGTAGCGGTTGCAATTTCGGAAAAGATTGAATACGGATACACGGATGCAAAGAAAGAGTACATGAATGAAGCAGTTTATTATGGAGTTTCAGCAGAAACACAGGTTATAAAATACAAACATTAGGAGGGATTCATATGGGTGTTTGGAAAAGTGATCATACGGTGATCACGGCAAAAGGAATGCAGCTGTTTTCAGACCTTGCAGGAAAGAAACCGCTGGTCATCAGCAGGGCGGTAGCAGGGAGTGATTATACGACCCCATCAGAACTTGAGAACCTGACGGATATCACGCATCAGCAGTTAGATATGAAATTTTCTGATTTTGCCGAAGATGATAAAGGAACGGCATATCTGGATATTTATCTGGACAATGCAGAAGTTACGACAGAATTTTACCATCAGCAGATAGGATTGTATGCAAAAGGGACTATGAATGAGGAAGTCCTTTTTTTAGTATCACAGGCAGATACACCGGATTATATTCCGGTATCGGATACACCTGTCTATATTACCCATAGAATCTTCCTGAAATTCTCGGGAAATTCCAAAGTAGAGGTAAAAGTAGATTTTTCCGGTGTCGTGACACAGGATGTTTTGCAGAGTGCATTGGAGAAAAAAGAGAATGCTTTCAGCAAGAACAGTGCTTTTAATAAGAACTTTTCAGATACTGACAGTGATTACATGCCATGTGGGAAAGAGGCTTATGCCGGAGGTTCGGTTTCTGTTGCCAGGGCAGACCATGTACATCCGATAGGAGCAAAACTGAAATTTGCAGAAAACAACTGGAATACAGGTGGGCTGACTAATCTCCTGCCGGATACCAATACGTGGGTCATGAGCAATGGCCGATCCCCTGATGTGCAGGGCGGATATGCTTTTGAAGCAACTTTTACAAGTGCATGGGAAGCTTTCTCGTGTTTTTTTGATTCAGACCTGCTTGCAAAAGTCAAAGGGAAAATCGTGGAATTCGGAGTGGAGACACTGACCGGAACATCAGCAAGGCTTGAGATGGTTGTGGACGGTAGTGCCTTAAATTATATTCTGCAGACAGATACTGCTGCGAAAGCACAGGTATCAATTCCGGCATCGGCTTCTTCCGTTACACTAAGAATTATTATTTTTTCGGCAGATGATCTGCATTGTGAGTTCAGCGGAGTGTACATGAATGATACACAGGAAGAAGCCAGTAAATCAGATGAAGGAGATACGCTTTATCTCGAAGTGAGAAAAGTGGCACAGGCGAAGATACCGAAGAAAGGTACCAGCGGAACAGTGTATATCACTGAAAAAGGAAACATTTATTTTGCCGGAGATGATGGAACTCTGATTCCGCTGGCAGGAAGTAAAACAATTTCATAACAATCTGGAAACAGGCAGTTATCCATTACGGGTAGCTGCTTTTTTCATACAAAAAATTAAGGAGGACAAGACAATGAAGGAATTTTGGAATGCAGTACAGTTTGTGTTTACCGCTGTCGGAGGATGGCTTGGGTACTTCCTGGGAGGATGCGATGGGCTGTTGTATGCACTGATTGCATTTGTAGCCATTGATTACATCACAGGTGTCATGTGTGCAGTCAGTGATAAGACCCTGTCGAGCGAGGTCGGTTTCCGTGGAATCTGCCGGAAAGTACTGATCTTTCTCTTGGTGGGAATCGCAAACATCCTGGACATTTATGTGATCGGGACAGGAAGTGTGCTGAGAACCGCAGTGATCTTTTTTTACATTTCCAATGAAGGTGTGAGCCTTCTGGAGAATGCATCCCATCTGGGACTTCCGGTACCACAGAAGATCAAAGCGGTATTGGAGCAGTTACATGACCGCTCAGAAAGCGAGGAATGACATGACGAAAACTGAATTTATTTCAAAAGTTGCAGGGAATGTACAGAAGTATGCATCAGCATACGGCATTCTGGTTCATTCACCTGTAATTGCACAGGCAATCCTGGAATCAGGCTGGGGTGGGAGTAAGCTCTCATCCCAGTACCACAATTATTTCGGATTGAAGTGTGGCAGCAGATGGACAGGAAAGTCCGTAAACATGAAAACGCAGGAGGAGTATACACCAGGAGCACTCACAACGATTAGTGACAATTTCCGTGTATACGATTCGATGGAGGATGGCATCAGGGGATATTTTGAGTTTATCCAGCTTGCCCGTTACCAGAACCTGAAAGGAATCACAGATCCAGAGAAATATCTGGAAACCATCCGTGCCGACGGTTATGCAACATCTTATTCCTACGTGGAAAACTGCATGAAACTTATCCGACAGTACGGACTGACAAAATATGATAAAGGAGAGAATAATATTATGGGAAGAACAGCAGAAAGCGTATTAAACGTGATGAGGGGATGGCTTGGATTTAATGAAGCCAACGGAAAATTCAAAGAAATCATTGACCTGTATAACAGCGTAAAACCATTGCCGAGGGGATATGCCGTGAAATATACGGATGAGTGGTGTGATACCTGTGTATCTGCCGCGGCAGTTAAGGCAGGATGTGCAGATCTTATCGGCCGTGAGTGCGGGGTAGAAAAACACATTGATATTTTCAAGCAGAAAGGGATCTGGATTGAGGATGGTGCGATTACACCAGAGCCAGGTTATGTGATCACATACAATTGGGACAAATCCACACAGCCGAATGACGGGTATGCAGATCATATTGGATATGTGGAGTCCGTATCCGGTGGTAATATCACAGTCATTGAGGGCAATAAGGGAGAAGCAGTAGCAAGGCGCGTGATCCCTGTCGGATGGGGTTATATCCGGGGATATGCTGCTCCGAAGTACGATGCAGCAACGGCAACGCCCGTTCCGGCTACAGGAAAGAAGAGTGTGGAAGAAGTGGCAAAAGAAGTCCTTGCAGGAAAATGGGGTAACGGAGATGATCGTAAAAACCGTCTGAAAGCAGCTGGGTATGATTATGCTGCCGTACAGGAGAAAGTTAACCAGCTTGTAAAGAGTGGTTCATCCAACAGAAAATCCGTTGATACGGTTGCACGTGAAGTCATTCAGGGCAAGTGGGGGAATGGTGCTGACAGAAAGAAAAGAATTGCTTCTGCCGGATATGATTATGCTGCCGTGCAGAAAAGGGTCAATGAGCTTTTAAGATAAGGATACGGCTGATGGTCTGTAAGGGCTGTCAGCCGCATTTTTTTCTGCTTATGCCAAGAAAAGAAAGGTGAAAGGTATCACAGATTGTACTTGCTATTATTGGCTTTCTGAGTGATATATAGACTACCCAAAGAAAGGAGAAACAGCTCATGGAAATTCAAATAAGGGAAGGAAATGGCAGACAGAAGAAAAAATTAAAAGTCTGTGCCTACTGCCGTGTTTCAACAGATGCGGATGAGCAGGAAAATTCACTGGAAAACCAGATTCGGCATTATAAGGAAGTTATTACCAGTAATCCTGATTATGAGTATGCGGGGGTTTACAGTGACTTTGCCATATCTGGCTTCAAGGAAAAACGTCCTGGTCTGCAGAAGATGTTAGATGATGCCCGTAAGGGGAAAATAGATCTTATATTAACAAAATCAGTATCACGTTTCGCAAGAAACACCGCAATCGTTCTGGAAGCTACACGAAAGCTGAAAGAACTGAACGTAGGTGTTTTTTTTGAACTTCAGAATATCAATACCCTGTCAGGGGAGGGAGAACTTATGCTTACCATCCTTGCAGCATTCGCACAGGCAGAAAGTGAGAGTGGAAGCATTGGGGCAAAGATGGTGTACCAGAGAAAATACGAGGCGGGAATACCCGTGCAGTATCTTGAACGGTCTTTCGGATTTAAGAAGGATGAGAGAGGTGTCTATATTGCAGATGAAGAGGAAGCGGTATGGGTAAGAAAAATTTATGAAATGGCAGCACAGGGATATACTCTGGCAGCTATTAAGCGTTACCTGAATGAAAATAATGTGAAGACGGTGGGTGGTGCAAAATGGCTTGACAGTACGGTGCTTCGTATTTTGGAAAATGAAATTTACAAAGGCGATTATATCATGCATAAGTATTTTGTAAATGAAGAAAGAAAACTGGTCAGAAATAGGGGAGAAGTGGATGCGTGGTATGTCGAGGATGACCATGAAGCCATTGTGTCTCCAGAACTCTGGCAGAGGGCACAGGATGCATTGGAAGTAAAAAGAGATTATCTTGCGGAAGGTTCGGTGATCAAAGAATTCACGGAAGAAAATTATCCATACATGAACAAAATTTATTGTGCCAAATGCGGATATCCGCTTTATAAACGGATCTACAGTAAGGGCAACAGGCTCAACTGGGGATGTAGCGGGATGAAACGGTATGGGAAGTCCTTCTGCGATGGAATCAACATCCCGGACAGTGTGCTTCGGAATGCATGGCATTTTGAAGAAAATACCTACATTGACGAAAAGGCATCAGATAAAGGCGTGAAGGAATTTTCCTACTTAAAGGAACGTTCATGGAAAAGAAGGCATAAAAAGAAACAGCCGCCGTCATTTCCAAAAAATACCGAAGCAGAGTATCCGTACAGGGATAAGATCTTTTGTGCATTGTGTGGAAGCAGACTTGTAAGGTATGTAGAGACTAAAAACCATAAAGTTACATGGATATGCAACGGAAGAAAGCGGAAAGGGAAAGACTTCTGCGATGGGACAAGGATTCCAGACCACATCCTGAAGGGATGGGGAGAAATCAAAAAAGATATTTATATTCAGAGAAAGGATGATAAGAATGGCAAGAAGCGTTACAGTTATACCAGCAAGAAACCGTCAGGCATCGGGGCATAGGGCAGCACCGCAAAAGAAGATAAGGGTTGCAGCCTACTGCCGTGTATCAACGGATCAGGAAGACCAGCTCCACAGTTTTGAAGCTCAGGTCGATTATTATACGAAGTATATCAATGATCATGAAAATTATGAAATGGCCGGCATCTATGCGGATGAGGGTATTTCGGGAACCAATACGAAGAAGAGAGAGCAGTTCAAACGCATGATTGCGGACTGCGAGAAGGGAAAGATCGACCTTGTCATAACAAAATCCATCAGCCGTTTTGCCAGAAATACGCAGGACTGCCTGATGTATTCCAGAAAGCTGAAGAACCTCGGAATCGGCATTATTTTCGAGAAGGAAAACATCAACACACTGGATTCCACGGGAGAGCTTTTGTTTACCATATTAAGCTCCCTTGCACAGGATGAATCTAGAAACATTTCAGAGAACTGCAAATGGGGGATCCGCACGAAATTCAAGAACGGTGAGATGCACCTCAATACATTCAAATTCTTGGGGTATGATAAGGATGAGAATGGAAAGCTCATCATCAACAGAGAACAGGCAAAGACAGTAAGACGCATCTACAGGGATTTTCTCTGGGGGCTGAATCCAGCACAGATTGCGAAAGAACTGGAAGAGGAACAGGTGCCGGGATGCCTCGGACAGACCAAGTGGTATGCAAGCACGGTGGTCGGAATCCTGAAACAGGAAAAGCACATGGGCGATGCGTTACTGCAGAAAACCTATACGGCTGATTTCCTCACCAAGCGTCAGGTAAGGAACAACGGGGAAGTGGCACAGGTCTATGTAAAGGACAGCCATAAGGGAATCATTGATAAGGAAACATGGAATGCGGTTCAGGAAGAATTTGACCGCAGGGAGAAATTCATGCAGAGGCATGGGACGGACCGCTACAGTTACGGTTCGGAATGTTATCCATTCTGTGAAAAGATCTTCTGCGGAGAGTGCGGAAGCCTCTTTACAAGACATTCTTGGAAATCACGGGGAATCATACAGTGGCAGTGCAAGAACCACCGCAAGGATGGGAAAGTTGCATGCACCAACGCTTATGTAGACAATGCTGATCTGGAAAAGGGATTTGTAAAGGCATTCAACCGACTGGTCAGTGAACGGGAAAAGCATATGGAAAGATGGAATGCAATGAAAGCAGACGGGACTCCGCTTGAGAAGATAAGGGCGGAGCAGATGATGGAAGCAACAGAAAGCGGACAGCTCCAGCAGTATGTTCCCGAGGCCGCACAGCTTGTCTTGGAAGAAATAACAATATTTGGTGCAAAGAAATATGAGTTCGCATTCTTGGAAGGCAGCAGGGTAAAGGTTTCCGTATGATCATTCGGAAACCTCCCCATCATTCAGATCGAATAAGTCGAGCTGGCTGCTCTGAGGTATCTCATCATCATTTTCTTCTTCCGGCTCATCCGCTTTTTTCTGTGGCAGTTTATGTGTGTAGAGCTTATCCCACGGAAGAGGGTTACGGCATTTCTTGTTATAGCTGATAAGGAGTGCCTCTGCAAATCCAAGAGAGCCGGAACGCCTGTCCTTGGCAGTACGGGACAGTTCCTTAATGGATATTCTTCCAAGTTTTTCCTTAAACACATCATCCTTGACGGCATCCCCGTAGGCATTCAGGAAGCGTGCCAGTCCGTTCATCATATTTGCACTGAAGGACTGGGCAGCTCCTTCCCATGTTGCAACGATCAGACGGATCACATGATCGAGCATGTGGTAGCCGTATTTGTCATGGATGGTCTCAAGTGTGGCAACGGCACAGATACCGCCCGGAACAGAAGACGGGGTGATGGAAAGATCGTAGGATTCCACCAAATCACGGATGATAAGCTGCTTATCATTACCGGCCTCGATGTTTGCCATGAATATTTCATAGGGCAGCAGGGGCTTTACATATTTCATCTGGTTTGCAAAAATGTCGGCTTCATGCTCATACACGAGATCATCATAGACCATACACCATACGGGAGTCTCTCTTGAGCCGGAGACGAGTGCCACGATTTCAATGGTATGCTGTCCGTTGAATACATAGTTGATACCGTTACGGCGGCTGACCTTTACGGGATTTATCTGGTACAGGTCAAAGTTCGCAGCAGCACGCTGGACATGATGCTGTGAGAGGTTACGCTGGTATTCCTGATTGGATACAAGGTTTTTAATGGGAATCTGCTCAAAGTGTACTTTGGGAACATACTGCATGAGGTCTGTCTGTTCCGTCATTATAGGGTCATCTGTCATCTGAGTCCTCCTCCAACTGCTTAAGCAGTCTGTTTATTTTTCTTGTAAGGTTCACAAGCTGCGTTTTTACTTCCTGCCGGGCTGATGCAGAGGTAGAAGGAAAATCCGTAAGCTCCATTGTCCTTGATATGGTCTTTGACCATGACGGAATGGTAAATTTAAGACTTGTCAGTTCTGCATCCGGGTCGGTAACGGGCATCTGTTTGATTCCGGCTTCGGCATTTTCCCTTTCCCGTCTGCGTCTGCGGTAATCAGGCTTCCCTGTCGGTAGTCTCTGCCATCTCAGTTCATGCCGTAACTGGGAGTAGCCGATACGGTCGATAGAACCGCTTTCGAGCAGCCGTTTGAGACCGTTGATATCTTCAATTGGAAGCCTTGACAGTTCGATGACATTTTCATGGGACACACGGAGATTCCCGTTTAATATTTTATTGGTTATTTCGGGACCTTTGGCACGGATTTCATCAAGTGCCCTTGCATACACATCATATTTTGTGACGGTGGAAAAACCGAAGTTGTATTCCTTTCCGATAATGGTGGCAATCTCGGTTTTCTGTACATATTTCTGTGATATCTGTCCGTCAGCGTTGGTCTGCTTTTCAGGATGTTCCCTCAAAAAAGCAGCACTGGCAGCATTCATATCTGCACGGAAAAGTCTGCCGATAAGGTACTTTTTATACTCACTTGTAAGATCGGTGCGTTTGAGCTGCTCTGCACACAGGTAGGCTTCTGCCTCATCACGGCTCTGGAAGATGAGCCTCCGTATGTTGAAGCGTATATCCCATTTCTTACAGATGGAATAGCGGAGATGCCCGTCTATGAGGATGTTTCCCCAGACGCATACGGCATCATGGCAGCCGTGGTCAAAGATATCTTCTTCAAGTTCCTCTATGTATTTTTCGTCCCTCGGCTGGATGAGTTCTAAAAATCCATTGTCGGTTTCAAATTCTGGTGTCTGGCTGTCACTCATACTGTTTCCTCCGTTCTGGCGGAGTCATCCACGAGGACACATTCCTGCATGGAGAAACTTGCCAGTTCTTCTTTCTGATTTATTGCACCATAGATGCGGTATGACCTGTTGTTGGAAAGCTCCGAGTTGGTCTGCCTTAATGTCTGGAGCAGTTCACGGCTGTATAATTCATAGCTGTTTCTGATGTCGGAGTAACATGCCCTGACATGGTGTGCAAGATAATCCTGACGGACGCTTTTTCTCACGGCAATCATATGGGTGCATGGATTTACCAGAAGCTGGATGTATTCCGGATCACCGAGCATATGAAGGGTAAGTTTATGTATTCGGATACGGTTTTTCTTTAAGTCAATGCATAGGATTGGCTGGGAAGAGGGCTGATTGCTCATAATGTGTTTCCTCCTTTGACGGTTCTGCTGTGTTTTCATTTTCTTCTGACGGCTGCGTATTCTCGGAAATTCCAAAGACTGCATAGCCGTCAAACATGTTGACCTGTAAATTGCTCTGGTGTTCTTCAACAGGGACACCGAACTGGTTCTGCCATTCCGCAGGATATGTTGGGGTGCGGGATACTTTTGTCTTTCCATCCTCTTTTTCTGCACGGACATATATTTCAGGAGTGGTAAGGTCGAAGACAAATAAAAGTTCATTATCAGACCTTATCAGCTTGCCGAGCAGTTTATAACGATAGCTTGGATTCCATTCCATCAGGCTTATTACCTTGGCAAAGAAGATACGGCATGTGATCTGCCTTGGGGAACGCTTCTTGGTTGCAGAGCACCAGCGGAAAGAGTCTTTCTCATCTTCCTGACAGGGGCGGACTGCGAGTTTCTTTTCATCTGGGTTCACAAGAATCTGCACAAAATCCGTCTGGGGCAGTTTTTTGATACATGCGGTATTCACAGATACTTTGTTTGCATTAAAGGTAAAGGACGGTTCATAAGTGTGGGCGAAGAATTCTCCACGCACCACCTGATACCCTTCGTAACTGAAGGCATCGTCCTCGATGATCTGTAAGTCCCTCGAAGAGGACTGAGTTATGGTTTCATTGTTTGGCTGTTCATTCATTACGGTTCTCCTTCATGTCAGACATAAGCTGTTCTATATTTTTTTCTACTTCGTCAGGACTGGTTACCTGTATGTCTGAATCTTTGTATGCAACGGTTTCACTGGAAAGCGTGCTCTGGTCATTAAATCCGGCAAGCTCCTGTGCCTGTGCGTGGCAGTAGTAGTTGCTCCCGAAAGTGTCCGCCCAGTCAGGCGGATAAGCACGGACATTCTTTTTCAGGTTATCAGTGAATGGCTTTACGTCCGGCTGTGCATCAGATGTCTGCTGTTCATCGATCACATCACTTGGTATGAAGATCTCAGTTTCTTCCAGATTGAAAAGAAGGACAGCATCCGTTCCGTTTCCACGTCTGATTCCCGTTATGCGGTAACGGCAGTCCGTGTTCCAACCGAGAAGTGTATAGATGGTCGGCATAAAGGCAGTACCGCTGATTGACCTTGGGATAGAAAGCTCTCCACGTTTTTTTGCCCACTGCATGGCATTCCTGTGAGACTGTGGGGCAGTCCTTACGGCAAAGAGATGTTTGTCCGGGTGGATCAGAAGCTCTACCAGTGTACTGTTTAGTTTTCTTACGGCTGCAGTTGAAAATTTGATATCATTCAAACTGAATGTCACGGTAATACGGTCATTGCCGTCAAAGAACTGCGAACGTGCAATTTCATATCCGCGCAGGTCAAAATCCCCAGACTGCACCTCAACGGAAGATGTGGATGGGGAAAGCTGTTCCATTTGGTCATACACACTTAAGGAAGCATTGATATAATCATTTTCCTTAAAGCCGGCCCAGCGTGGATTGATGGATACAAATCCTTTCAATATCCCCTCAGATAAAACCTTCAGTTCCGGCAGTATCCCTTTGTTTCCATACTTTGCGTTGCTGATGAGCCGTTGGACAGCGATGAAATCATCACGGGAGACGATTGCTTCATGGTGGTTGCGTTTTCTGTACTGTGGACGGTTCTGCATGTTCTTTTTTGATTTGTGGTTCAGATAATTCGGAGTATAGGTCTTTCGTGCAAGCACATCACCACAGTGCCTCTCGTTCTGCAGTATCTGAAGGATTGAACCGGGAGACCAGACGGTATTCCCTTTCTTTGTTTCGCAGCCAAGTTCCGTAAGGGTATCAGCGATTTCCTGACAGGTGCAGCCGTTTAAGTACATCATGAATATCAGACGCACGATTTTTGCTTCCCCTTCATTGATTACAAGATTCCCGTCCTCGTCATGGTCATAACCGAGAAGTGTCGGTGTGAGGAAGATTCCCCTTCGGAAACGCATCTCAATGGAAGCATTCATGATTTCGCTTTTGGTATGGCTTTCTTCCTGTGCAAGGGTAGCCATGAAGGAGAGCACCATTTCGCTTTTGGGGTCAAAGGTATTCAGCCTTTCCGTCTCAAAAAAGACACCGACAGGATGCGGAAGGGAGAGCAGTTCACGGACGTATCCTATGCAGTCCACGACATTTCTGGCAAAACGGGATACGCTCTTGGTAACGATGAGGTCGATTTCCCCTTTCTTGCAGTCCTCGATCATCAATTTAAACTGGTCACGGTGCTGCAGGGAAGTGCCGGAGATACCTTCATCCGCATAGATCTGTACGAGTTTCCAGTTCGGACTTTTGCTGATGACATCGTGGTAATGGTTTTTCTGTAACTCATAAGAAGATGTCTGTCTTGGATCATCTGTGGATACCCTTGCATAAACGGCTACCCTCTGTTCATTTTCAACCGCAAATATATCTTCCTGCGGAAGTGCCGGAATTACGTCAAGTTCATCAATGCTGACACCTTTATACCGCTCCCTGATCTTATTTTTCTGGTCCGCAACGGAACCAGCTTTCTGTTCATTATCTCTCATCTCTTACCACCTTTTTCTTATGATGTGGTTTATTATAAAATTTTCATACGAAAATAAAATAGACCATACGGACAGGCATATCCGCATAGTCTATTTCAAAGCGAAATTTTATGTGTGAAAATAGTGTGCCGCAGCATCTAGGCTTCGTCATCCGAGATATGCCATCCGTTTTTATGCATGCTGTCGATACTTGCTTTTACCATTTCGTAAATGAAGCGTTTCTCATTTTCCGTACACTCAGCCATCAGCAGATCAAGGTCGGTCTGATAGGCTGTCGGATTGTGAAGCTGGACTCCTGCGAGCAGTTCATCGACCGTTATTCCAAGGGCATTTACAATTCGGATGATGGATTCAAGGCTTGCCTTGCGTTTTGCATTCTCAATATGGCTTATATAGGATATGGAGAGTTCCGTCTCCTCGGCAAGACGTGCCTGTGAAAAATTGTTCTGTTCCCTGACTTCCTTAATGCGGTATCCGATCTGCTTATGATTTACAGACGAAAGTGATTCATTCATAATGTTACCTCCTGTTTCTTTTTCTTACGCAAATAGATTATCTATCAGCGAGTGGTAAAAGGTTATGTAATTTAATCAAGCACAGTGGAGTATTGCCGGATAACGGAATGTAAATATGTGTAGACATTTGTCGAACAATTTTTATTGATGGGAAGTATAAAAGATGCTATGCTGATGGTGGAACTGGACAACATGGAAGTGAAGAAATCAAGGAAAAACAAGGGATTATAAGAAAAACATATTGAACTGCGGTGTGCTGCTGTTCATATTTTTTTACTCATATAGTAAAGTGTAGTGGAGTAAATTACTAAAGAGATATGGTTCTAATATTTATTCTGGTTTGCGGTTAAAATAAATGTATCGCAGAGCAGAAGAGAGGTGTAATTTACTTGCGTACAGAGGACTATATCCCGAAAAGGGTAAAAGAATTATGCAGCAAGCATAAGGTTTCCAAGTATCGACTCGCACAGCTCACTGATATGTCACAGACAGCTTTAGGGAATATAATCAAGAAAGAGAGCATTCCAACAATACCGACTTTGGAAAGAATCTGTGATGCATTCGGAATTTCACTAGCACAGTTTTTTGCCGGGGACGGCATGAGACCAGATCTGACAGATGAGCAGGAAGAGATATTGGAAACATGGGATAACCTAAATGCTGATGAGCGGAGAATTTTAATGAACTTCGTGAGATCATTGAAGAAATAAGGGGAAGCAGTTCAATTGTATCTGATTGATTGTTTCCCTTTTTCTATGCACTTTCCACGGCAGAAGAAAGCAGTGAGGATACATAATGAGTGTAAAAGATGAGGAGTTCAAAACAAAAATCTATGATCTGATGAACGGAAGCTATAATTTTGAGGAGTACCCGGTTGCGGAAAGCAGTGTGGTAAAAGATGAGTTTGCAGAAGGGGAATACTGCGAAAAGTTATATTCGCAGATGCTGGAAGCGTATGAGCGGGTATGCAGAAGACTTGGATTGCCGGACACAGAAGATAAGGATGTGGAGATCATCATATCGAATCTCATGAGTATAGGCAGATATCAGAGCATGAAAATGTTCGATTATGGGGTGCTGTTTACAGAAAGAGAAAATGAACAGTAA